ATCCTGTAGTATTACCTGGAACAAGCTGATGATTATTCTCCTGAGCAGGATTCTTAACAAAACCCTCTGGAGCAAACTCCCCAGCGATTACCAGTAGCAAATCACCCTGCCAGATAGCATCACCCTCAACACAACCTTCCGTAAAACGCACCTCCATACCCGGCTTAACCTTTTCGTCAAGTCCGTTACGGATATTCTCAGCGTGCTTTTCAATAACATCAATCTCAGTCATAGTACCACTAGTCATAATAATCTCCTTAATGATTAAGTTCTCGCAATAACGTTAAAACTCTTAACTTTCGTATTCACAAGTTCTTGTGGACCCATCCAACTTTGTGCCTTATCGCACTTGGTAATATTGTCTGGAACTCCAAGAACAAACATTCTTCCCGTAGTACAAGTAACCACTAATCTTTTGCCGTGCTTAGGTGTTGCATAAAGTGCTTCCTTAGTACCCTCTACATCGTTGTCTCTAGTATCAATACACTTTGCGTTGATAACTTTGAGATATTTGGGCCAACCATAGCGATCAATCATAATAGACTGAATATCACTATTAGTTTCCCCGTCAATCTGTGAGATTGTAAGGGTTTCTGGCCTCATAACAATCTGTTCGGTCACAGTATGACCATTAATACTATATAGGGAATATCCGTCCCTATAAAGAACCGCTGGCCCACTCTCATTATGAAGAACATTATTCTCCAAATGCAATTCAAGCGGACGATGCTGAAAAAATACAGCATCTTCAAAACCATGCCACCAACCACAAGTTTCCGCTAACTTCATCAACCCAGTAATTGGGCGACAAGCTTCGATATTAAGCTCATTAAGCATAAAATCGTAGTAACTAAGCCAGCAAGCCTCTTGGTTGCCGAACATGGTTGCCTCCACGATATCATTCTTATTATCGGGCTTATACCTTTCATAAATCATTTCGATAGCCTGCTTGGGACTATCTGCTAGGAAAAACTCTTCTGGACAAACCAAACCCGCATATTCATATGCTTGTCTAGCATGAGCCTTACTCGCCTCAAAATCACAAGGATCAGTATTTAGACCAATATTGATCCACTTGTCCTTATAATAGTCAAACTTTGCAATCTGTTCTGGAGTCAAACTATCAATCATTTTTTAAAGTCCTCTTTCAAAGTTATGTAAACCAAACCAAACATTCCGTCCCACCTGTCATTTCATTATACCCTAGTATCGTCCTTTGTCAACCCGGTTCTGAAGTTTTTTTCGTAAGAGTTAGCGATCTACCTATATCATAAACTATTTGGTACATTGCTCCTCTATATTTTTCTTCGCCCATATAAGTTATTCGCTGTAATTGAAGCCATATGCGGCTTGCTTGTTTATCAAATTGAGTTGAACCGAGCTTTTCATTAAGTGATTTCATTTATAATTTGCATTTTAAGTTGTGATATAAATCTGTCTATACCTCTATGACCTATACTACAACCAAAATTTATAATTTGCATTCCAACGTCATATGTTACATGCTTATCTTTTTCAGGCGTTATTTTTTCTTTAATTAATTTGAATATAAATTCTTTATTCATACTTTTCATGATTTATAAAACAACTCCTCTTTATCAAAATCTAAAGTTTGAAATTCGCCCCTAAAAACTAGATAGTTAAAAGGTTTGGGAAGAATATCTTGTACTAGTTTAAAGTGATGGAGTCCAGAGTTTGACCTTACCATAAAATGAGGGATTTTGCTCTGAGGTCTATATCTAAAAAGAAACTGAGGACTATTTTTCATTTCGCTAAAAAATAAAACCAACCCACAAACTAAACAATTTCCATATTTCATTTTATTATTCTGCTGAACCCACAGGCTTATCACCAATTGTTTTTCTTGATTTAACTAATTCTTTTACAGCATTATCTGTTGTTATATTATTCATTACAGATTGAATATCTATGCTATTATGTACCAATAGAATAGATTTCTCAATAAGTATTAATTGATAAACTAGTCCGAATCCTATAGTTAGGATACAAATATAATAAAACGTTTTAACAGTATTAAGGAGGTATATCATGTGTTTCTTTCTGTGTGATGATTGGCCCAATTATTATAAATTAACGACCACCCCTAGTCAATCTTTTTATCTTGCAAAAACTCGTTAATACTATCTCGTAATAGGGCTAATTCTTCCCTACTCATTGATGTAGAAGATTGAAGAGTAATAGAATTAATTTGACCGTCTTTTGTTACATATTGTCTCATAACATCAAAATTAAATAAATTTAATACTCTATTGGTAGTATTAAAAACGAACTTAATATTGGTCATACTTTATTTCCAAATTTTTTCTGCAATCTAAGGTATTCTTTTTCTTCAAACTTTTCTCTTTTTGTTTTTTCTCTAGCCGCTATTTTTGCTTTTCTTTCTTTTTCCTTTTTTTCTGCTTTGATTCTATCGTCATACTCTTTATCGTTTTCTAGTCTTTCAACTATTATAATAAAATAAGGAGTATCACTCCCATCAAGATCATATTTACTATAGTTTAAATCTAAGTAAATATTTTTCATTGTTGGGGATTTAGATTTTGCCCAATCACACTTATCGTTTAATTGACAAATAATATTTTCGAAACTTGCTCCATCAAAATCATGCAAACAAATTTCACCAACTCTGTCTTTTATATATTTTTTTGTCATTTTAATTTTCCTTTATTTTAGGTAAGAACTTTATAAAGAAGTTTTACTAAGTTCAAGCATATGAGTCATAATTTCAAAAAAAGTATCTATGTGATAACAATCATTTTTTAATTTTCTTCTAGCATCAAAAACTTCAAGTAATTCATAATAGGGGCCAGCTACAATCTTATCAACTTGTCTTTCACATTTTTCTACAATGTAGTAAACTTCAAATGTACTCATAGTTTTCCCTCATATTTCTTTTTTAGTCGTGCCAACTCTCTTTTTTCTTTTGTTGCAATGTCTAAATGATATTTTTTAAGAGTAGACTTGATATATTCGGGTTTATCTTCCAAAGAAAAAATGCAGATTTGATCTAGGTAATTCTCGCTGTATATATCATCGTCATCATCATCATCAAATTCTTCACTCATTTCCCCATAGATTTCCTCGTAAGCACCACAAATTGCGTCCTCTAATTCTTCCGTTCCATCATGGATGTAAATTGCCCCTGACGAATAATCGAAAAGGCTCAAACCACCCCCGTCATCTCTTAGGACTATGTATCTTCCATCTTTAGGAAGTTTCGTCTCTTTTGCTTTTGCTTTTTTAGCCATGATTATCTACCTTAGTTAGTTCCCACCAATACCCACTCTCAATATAATAAGTATAGACTTTGCACGATGATTTAGTATATGCCCGCCCACCATCAATCATATTACCATTCTTGAACTTTTTAAAATCGTGGCGATAACTGCTATATTCTAGCTCATTATCATCGTTTATCACCATACCAAAATAAATACCTTCAACTTTGTCGGCATTGCAAATTATTAAATTACGAGAAGAAGACAAGTCACGTGTGTCATCTCTTAAGCCAAAGTATTTATTACCAAACTCTGGGTGTGGGGTGGCCCTATAATATATATCCAGTGGCTGATCATCAACATATAGTTCTGTTGTGCAAACATACCACACTGGAACCCCATCCTTGGCAGAATAGTGCTTTTCTATTTTATCAATTGGGAACATTGGGTGGTGTTTTATGTTCATCTTTTATCTTTCTGAATATTTGGTGTTTAAAGGATGTAGCGTCTTCTACTAAATATTGTAGTTTTGTATATATGAATGAATTTACTCTTGTTGCCCACAAAACAAACCCATTTTTAATTTTATATCTAGTGTCATACTGATGTATTGCATTTTTTAAAGATTTCATACTTTTATTGGTTTAATTCCATCATAAGACCATTGTTCAACAATATCCATATATAATGGTGCTGTTTGTCCACAACATTTACAAACCTGAGTATAATCTAATTCTTTATTTCCCGCCCGATCAACACCATCTTTATTATATCCGTAACTATCATATCCTTCTGGATCATAAATATTATTGTTAGAATATTTCTCAAACCAATCTTGGTTTTTATAATATGCAAAATCTACTGTTGGACTATATTTTCCTAACATAATTATCTCTTATATACCATATTCAAAAAATAAATTCAACTTTATAATATTCTTAAATAATATACTATCTCGAACTTTATCTGATGTAAAAATACTTATTCTATTAGACATTGCCATTAGAGATATTTCTTTTACTAATTCAGTAGCAACTTTAGTTTTAGTATTCCTCTGATCTAATGTGTTTTTTAGATTGTTCATAAAAGTTTGTTTTCTTTCAAAATAGAGTATAGATTTTCTAAATCTTTTTCTTCTATTCTAATCTCGCTTGGATCACTACTATTATAATTAAATACTCTAATTAGATATGGTTTATTTTTTACATTAACGTTGTGATGAATTTCGATAAGATCATATTCTAATTCTAGAGTTCTAACTTTAGTCATAGATTTTCCCACTCTTTCTCAATAACATCAGCAATAGTTTCGAAAGATTCCCCATTATCATTCATATCTGCTAGACTTTCATATTTTTGAGTCAGACAATTTTGTAATTCTCTATCTTGATCATGTATTCCACCCCAAATTATAACAGCCTCTGGCAATCTGCTGTTATCTCCATCAAAAGAATATGCCATAGTATCTGTTAAATCAAATATGTTTGGATGGTCTTCCTCTACTTCATTTAATTGTTTCTTTTTATTCTTTTTCATTTCACTTTGGTAAAGTTCACAAAGAACTCCCAAACAACAATGCTGTATTGTGCCGTCTTCATATTTCTTTTTTAGTAGTCCCGCCCCCTGCTTATACCTGTCAGAACGCAGTTCATTTACCCACTTTTTCATAACTGTTTTTTTCATTTTACTGTCTCTCTTTCCTCTTTACATTTATCACATAAAGTAACAATCCATCCACCCTTATTGGGTTTTCCCTTTTCTCCACAATTTTCACAAATCTTATAACTAAAAGTCTCTGCCATACTAATCAGCCCATTAATATAATCATCTCCACCACTAATATATACTCTTAAACCGCCAAACTTTTCTTTGATTTGGTCGAATGTTACTGGATTATATTCGTAGTTTTCACAATTAGCAACTTTATAGTTTTCATTTTTCTCGTGATTGTTAATCATATAACATAGGGAAAATAATATGTCATACCAACCAATACCACACTCTACCCCAAAACTCATGCAGCTTTCACTTGGGGATTTACTTTTATTGATAAATAGATTAGGATATTTCTCATATAGAGTATCCCATGTTTTTTCTGTTGTCATTTTATGTGTATTTTCCGTTGTTTTTCGCAAACTGGTAGTAATCATTATAGCTCAAGCGGCTCAAGCTGTCAATAGCCAACTAAACATTATTGTCAACTTTCAAACTATTTTCCTCACTAAAATCTAAAAGGTCTGGATTAATAAGATCAATCATATAGTCTTGTATTAAAGCATAAACAAGGTCTGGAGTAATACTATTTTCTTCAACATCCATAATATCAGAAAGAATTCTAATAACTAGATCATTGACCTGATTAAAATTATTCCGGTCAAGATTTTTTAATTCTTCTTTAATGTTAACTTCGGACATATTGTGTCCATATTTCATAGCAGTTATCAGTTGGGAGATAAACTATTATTTTTCCATTGACTGGTATTTTTGATCTATATAAATTAATAAAATGTCTACAAGACCAGAATACAGATTTTTTTTCATCAAGATATCTTAATGCGACATCATGTTCCAAAGGAAACGGATTTAAAGGATCATTAGGACCATAATATGATAAATAAATTTTATGTCCCTGAATTTTTCCCAATAAAGGTCTAGTAAACGGTCTAATAAACATAAATTAATCCTCCCATGAAATATCTTTTAAAAGTCCTAGTATTCTTCGTGCCAGTGCTGCCCCGCCCACAATTCTACCATCATTATAATCTTCGCCGTATCCACCGCTAGCTTCGTGATCTTTTTGATCTTTAATCTTTTCATTACATAATGAGATTATTGCCGCTAGTTTGTCTGAATTAAGTCCCATGATTTATCTCCATTTTAAAACCTATTTATTCTCCCCGTTAATAATCCACTCAAATTTAGGGTCGCCGTCTGGATCATTAACCCATTTTGCAACACCAGCTTTTACAGCAGTTTTTTTAAACTCATTATCTTTGATGTTACTTCCAATAAAAATTCCCACAAGAAATGACAGCATGGCTACGGTCACTATAATGACCAGTATAGTACCTGCTGGATCAACATTATCTCTAGAATAATACATTTTTATTATCCCCTATAAATTAAATTTTAATAGTGGTGTGTAAAACTATAACACAAAACCAATTGAGCCACGAATACTCAACTGAACTTTTGAACAAAGTATTAACTGCCCAAATTTCAATAAAGGGACCAACCACTAATAAAAATAGTGCAACCACAATAATTAGCAAAATTAGTAGACCATAAAATGAGTTGCTATATTTGACATCTTCTTCGTCATACTCTGGTCTGGGAGCAGTTGTAATTTTAAACATTATTTAACGTCTTTCATAAGATTTTTTGTAGTTAAAATTGTAATTTGGATTTCAGCTTCTTCATCATTGTCTACCAAAAAAATTGAAGAGCCAGATACTCTTACTTTTCTATTCATGCCTTCGCTGAAATTCAGACAATGTTCATAACCTTTGTCATCCACCCACGAAAGAAAGAGGAATTCGTTTTCATCTTCACCAGTATAAGGGCCATATTCTGATACCATTGGGAGAGTTACAGCCAATCCATTATCAATAATTACTGCACTAGCATCCTTGAGAATCTTCCACGCTTCTTTTAGCGTAATTGTTTTCCCAGATTCCTCGTCAATAGGTAATTCATCTTCTTTGATTTTCATTTTGTTATCCATATTTTCTGTAAAATTTTTAAGTTTTCTTACTAATTCTTGTCCAACATGAATAGGTTTTTCTAAATGATCAGTGATTTCTTTGACTAGTTTAAATTTATCGATTGATCCAGAACTCTCGACTAATCCAAGTATTCTAGTTAATAACTCTCTATCTGTTAAGTTCATTTTTAAGCTCCTTGTTGATAATGCGTTTCATTTTATATATTATTTTATGACAATATGTGTAAATTAAAACTAATTCTTTCTGTATTTTGTTTTGTACTAATTGCTCGACACAATGCGTGAATTTTTCCCCATTATGCCAATCCCAAATACCACTAGGACTATACCAAAGATTACTATGCTTTAGTCTAGGGCGATAATCTAGTTTTTCATGTATTGATTTAAGTATAGTCATAATTCTCCCTTAATCCACGAAACATCTTGAAATCTTGGAGAAGGTAAAGAATTATTATCGCTAACAATTAGCCTCCAATATCCCCACACAATAATTACTGTACCATATGTTGGTGGCACCTCATCATCAACCCAATATATAATTCTATCACCATGATCTAGTGTAAATTCCTGCCCCCTTGGTTCAGATTGATATAAACCAACAACTAATAGTAAAGATAAAATCAGAGATATATTTCGGCTATGAATCACTGCTCACATCCCATTTTTTCAATTCTGTTGCTTTATATTTATAGGTATTTCTTGTTTCTGGTGGTCTAGACTGTGGAGCATTAAATACTTGCACATTAATAATCTTTTCTATTCTATCTTTGAGTCTCAATAAATCATCATATTTTAAAAACTTTACTGTTTTAAGAGTAGTAAAATTAATATTATCTTTAGTTTGATCAAAATCTATATGATAACTTTGACCATTATCAGTAGTATAAATATTAGAGACTATCATTGGTTGTTGTCTTTTGATGATCTAGCTAATAGTTCTCGTAGAACATACGAGGTATTGAGTTCCATGCCATATACAGCATTAAGTTCAATAGACGCTTCCATTATAGCCTGCCGCTCACTATCTGTCAAGGCGACCAGAGGCTGAATCTCGCCCCCAGCACATTTTTCGCGGTGAACAACTGCTTCCTTATAAGATTCAAATATTTTATAAGAATCTGGTTGATTAACTATCCAAGCAACTGTCATTATTATTTTTCCTATAAATAAATTCCCACCCAGATAAATCTATATCACTACCAATAGTTTGTTTAATTTTATTTGAGATATCTAATGCATTATCTGTGATTTTATTCACAGCATCTTTTCCAGCTTGGGCGCAAAGTCCCATCTCTAACATACTAGCATCATTCATAACATGATAGATAATACTTTCCCACTGTTCTTTTGTAAAAGCAATTGCTTTATTTTCATTGGTCACTATAGCTTCTCCCAGTTTTTCTCGATAAAATTACCAATAGTTGTAAATCTTTTTCCATCATCATTCATTTCTACTAAGTTTAGTGGTTCAGTAGAGTCATAAAATTTTCCATACTCATTACTTACGCCGCTCCAATTCATAACTTTTTTAGGAAGAGTATCCTGTATCCCATCAAAACTATGCGTCAAACTATGCGTCCCTTGTTTTTCATAATATTCATTTGTAGTGGTTTCTTTTAGTTTTTTCTTTTTATTCTTTATCATCTCTTCATTATACAACTCGCAAAGAACTCCTAAACAACAATGATTAACTTTTCCTTGAGGATTAGTTTTTTTAAGCTGTTCTTTTCCCTGCTTGAATTTACCGGATCGAAGTGCTTTAACCCACTTTTTCATAACTGTTTTTTTCATTATTTATTGTTCCTTATACTATTTTGTTGACAAGTTCTTCCATTTTGCTCCATTCATTGACAATATTAGCTGCTTCTTTTTGCATTTCGATACTATCAATTGCTAGAATAGCATAAACCGCAATTGCAGTTTTTACTTCTTGGATTTGAATATTAGAAAGAGCAGCATTGTGTTTGCTTAAATTTTTTTGGACTTGTTTTAGTGTTTCTATCATATTAGTAATTTTTTTCATTTAATTTATTCCTTTTCATTTATAATGGCAAATGCTTCTTCACTAACATTTGAATCCATACATGCGTCGGCAGCATACTCCGCCATTACACTTTTAACTAGTTTAATTTGAGCATTGGATAATTTTCCATATGAACCTAGTTTTTGACAATCTTCTTGTAACTTTTTAAGTAGTATTTCAATCATTTAATTTAACCTCTTATTATAATTCTTAATAATTTTTCGCAATTTTATCACAAAATCCACATTTGGATTTTCCCCGTAAACATTAACTAGTCTGTCATATAGCCACTGTAGAAATTCTTTGTCTCTATCTGTGTCTGTGTATGTGTCTGTCATTATTTCTTCTCCAGATTTTTCCAGCAAAGGCTTAATAATATCTTTTAATCTAGTTACCATTTGGTTATGTTCATCCGCCCCACAATTACATTTCTTCTCAAATCTATCATTATAACAACCATCATCCGACATAGGACAACAATACCATGTATCTTCACAAGAATAGTGGGATCGTCGAGATAGTGTTAGCAACTGTTCTATTGCCTCTTTTTGATCTTGTGTCATTTGTCACCTAAATATTTAAGAATAAAATTAGCAAAGTCTTTAAGTTTTTCACTATCAAATGTAAAATCTACATTACTATCTTTATCATCATTATAAATAGTGATATGATGACGATAACTATCGGTCTTATAAGTATCAATTACAAGTTCAATATTTCCATTGATCCAGACTTTACGATGAGTATTATTTTCCATTTTTGTACTCCTCTTTCCAAACCGTTTTGAGCCAAGGTAAATCAAATCCATCATACCACACTTCAACCAGCGTGTCAACTAGCTTATCTAGAATTGTGCGTTTTGCGTAATAGTTTTTGTGTAATTGACGTTTAATTTGATATGCATTTTTATATGTCATAGAATAAACTCTATCATCTATAAAAGTATCAGCAATTATGTCAAATTCTTTCTCTTTTAGATAATCATATATTGATCTTTTCATAATCAAACATTTATAATTTATTGATTTCATTGAGACTATCCACTTCAAGATAGTCAACACTATCTTTATGACAAGAAAAAAACTTCCCAGTACCAGTAAGCCTACTATATAGATTAATATGGTCAAAGTCTTTGTCAAATTGTTCGTTTTTAACTATTTTACCTCGAAAAAAATTTCCACTTTTTAGGTAAACTGTGATAATATGCTTATCCATAGCCACGCCGCTATCAATAGCTTTAATAAGATCAGATATATTCATATTTATTTCCTTATTTGTGGTAACAGGCCAACAACCCCATTATACAACATCGACAGCAACCTGTCAAGACTTGATCTTTTTTTGGTTTTGGGAAGTTGCCGTAAATGATTATTAATTTGAAGTCTTAGTAAAGTATATAAATTATAGTTTGCACTTATTGTTGATATTATTAGTAGTTCTGGCTCCCCCAAGGCAATATTATATAGCATCCTATCTTGCATCAAAGTATATATGCTCCACTCTGAGTATTTATAATAAGAATCTGTTGGAAATTTATTTTTTATTGATTTCATTTTCTTTCCTAAGTTGTATCTTTACCTCTAACCAATAATCTATCAACATTATTCCTCCAAGTTTATGTTGGAAGTAACTTTTTAATCTGAATGGATAAGACGATAGTAAAGAATGTTTTAATCTAATGTCTTGGGAATTTTTCATTTACAATAAACTTTACTAAATGATCTACATCTGGCTTATAAAAATAATATCCTAGTTGGTTTTTATTAAATTGATTTAGTACGACAATATTAATTGGAATACATAATGCTAGAATTTTACGGTGTTTTGATTTCATTTTAAAATATTGCCTTGTCATAAACACTTTATGGTTCTTCATTTATTCTCAGTGGTTTGAGAATTTTGTTTATTATTTCATGATTATAAAGAAGATCCTCAAAATTACATCTTTTATCTCTCTTAAGTTTTAATTTATATCGACCAGTATGAGGCGGATCAAAACATTTACTAATTTTATTTTTTTGTGATTTCATTTTGAATTTTCTTCTATATTTATAAGTACTTTATAGGTAATATTCTGATATATATCATATATTTTTTGTCCACTATGAAATAAAACATAGTTTGATTTAATATATAAATTTTTTAGTAGAGAATTATCTCCATGAATATTTGTGATAGCCATTTTGCTTTTTATTGATTGCATCTGTTTCATTTTATTATTTTTTAAATCTAACGCCAGAAATCACAATACTCCTTATAATACTCGTCATAAATTTTTTTACATACATTTTGCTTAATTAGATTATAAACTTCCATGTTAAGACCTTTCCAAACAATATATTCATTTTCAATGATTATAATTTCGGAATAAAGAGAGTGATGTTGGGAATAAAGAAAGTGATGTACGTCGTATAATGATTTCATTTAATTATATTTTGCCTATAATATCCATAATCATTTCTAATTTTATACTCTATTGTACCAGATATTGTAGAGATTATAAATATTTTATTTCTAATTCTTTGATCAATAAAAATGCTTATCAGATTTAATATCAAATAATTATGATTTGGACGAAGAAATAACCAAGGATTTAGGTTTTTTCTAAATATTTTATCTAATGATTTCATTTATAACCTGCTCTTTTACTGCAATAGCTAAAGTATTACTTTCATATGATGTTGTATGTTTTCTAATAGTATCTCTAATAGTATGAACTACCCTATTAGCAATAGAAATAAATGAATTGTGTCTTACTTTGTCTAGTTTTTTATGTAACGATTTCATTACGACCCTATTACTTATACAGGAAATATCATCATCGTTGCCAAACAAAGTTTTAATTTATTTATGTGAATAAATAGTGTTTTTCCTCTTATTTGACTATTTATAATGTCACTAATATTATAATTAACCATACTATAAACACATACAATTCCGGGAGGAGTCCCTATTTTTTTATGTAATGATTTCATTTAAATCGGCCAACCCCCTCTGTAATTCATTAGTTATTCTACTTTCTATAAAAAATATTGGATTTCTAATCTCCTTTATTGCTTTTATTCTAATATCTACAGAAACTTGTTTGTATATTGAATTAAGCGGCTCAACTAACAAACTAGAAGTAGATTGATATTCATTATTTAATTTTCTATGTATTGATTTCATTTCTTATTCTTGTTATGATTAAAAGAAGATAATTTAGATAAATATTCAATACAACTATTACAAATTAATTTATATTGACCCTTTTTATTAAAACCATATTGATCAACTGGTTTAGTTATTCTACAGTGCTGACAACTCTTTTGTCCATTAACTTCTCTTAGACATTTTTGATTAGTATTTCCGTATTTAGATTTCATTTAAATCGGCCAACCACTTTCATTTAGTATTCTTATGTTTATCCGATAATATATACGATTCGTTATAATCATTTCATTAGTAAGTTTGGGTATTATTAAGTTGTATCTAACGTGATATGAAACTTCTTTATTGATCTTGATAATATTTATAAATTGATATTCATTAATACCATCATAATTCCATACCCAGCCAGTAAGATTTCTTATTCCAGTAAATCTTTTATGTATTGATTTCATTTTTGATATGTTTTAGTAGTATATATTTAATCAAGTGCGGATCATCCTTGTCTGTTAAAAATTTGGCATATATAGATTTGTAAAAATTAAATGCGGGATTAGCGAGATTAACTGTAATTTGTCTGCTTGTGGATTTCATATTTCTTCTAATACTTTGTGATTTCGTTGAAATATTTGAATTTTATACTTAAATAACTAGCCAAAGCGAACATACGATCTATAAATGCTTCTTTTACGAGTCCATCTATTAAATCCCATCTAACATCACACGAAACCTCTTTACTAATCTTTTTATTAATTTTTTTTATATTATCTAATTTAGATTCATTTATATCTCTAGGATCAAATGGTTCGTAGTTAAAATTTCTTATGTCTACAAAATTTTTATGTATTGATTTCATTCAAGCCTCTATTTTAGTATTAATATTTATTTTATAAGGTATATTTTGTATAAAGTATACTTTGTTTTTAACATACTTAATAATATTAATATTACTCCAATAAATACCGTCTCTATTAACATAAGTAAATAGGTCGTAATAGATTTTATTTTGTATAACGCAATTTATTTTGGCAAATTTTTTATGTATTGATTTCATTTTAATAATGGAGGAGTCCCATAAAGATATGATTTAATATCAGCCCTCATTATATCAAGCTTTATATTAGTTATAAACAATATATGATCAGTAATATTTTTATCAATTTCGAACCTAATATAATATCGATTGTCTCCCATTAACCTCATTTCTTCTCTACAAATATTTATCAATAGAGGAGAAAAATCATATGGGTCAAAAAATCTATTTATTGATTTCATTTGCCACCGTTAAATCGGCCAACTCCATTTCCATAAAACGAGCTAGATTATATTTTAAATCATGAATAATTTGATCTTCTATAAAATATATAGAACCTCTAATCTTTTCCATTACTATTGCCGTAATATATAAAGAAACTTCATCCATTTGGACAAGATTTATTGGTTTTATAAAAAGAGATGGATGTATTTTTTCTAGATACTTAAAATTTTTATGTATTGACTTCATTTAAATCGGCCAATTCCGTTCGTTATAATCATTTCATTCATTAAATTTTGGATAATTTCATGAGGTATAAAAGATATAGGCTGTTTAATCTTCCTTGTCAATATATCTCTAGTGTGTAAAGAAATTTTTTCATTTATATTTTTATGTACTAAAGAAATACTGGCATATGTTGGACTAGCATATGTTGGACGCTGAAAATGTCTATGTTTTGATTTCATATTAATGATTTGATATCATAAATTTTCGGCTAATCCAATTATTATTTACAAAGTATAGCTCTAATTGATTACGCACTCTATGTATTGATATAAGACTTCTCTCACCCCGGTTAAGTGTAAAAATCTTTCTTCTAATATTAATTCCACCATCAGAGTATCGGATATTATGATATTGCTCTATAAAATTTGTATGTATTGATTTCATTAATTATTCCAATATCGCTTGACTGATATAATTTATCAGAAACCTTCTTCTTATTTCAGTTCCATCTTTAAGATTATAATTTATTTTAATAGCCACATCAATATGTGTAAAATATACTTTATTTCTAATTAACTCTAAAGCACCAAGGTTAATCTTATAGGTTTCAATAGATAATATTTCTTGTATTTTATAGAGTTTACTTAGTAGTATATATTTAAAGAGTTTGTGTTTTGATTTCATTTTAAATCGGCCAACTCAATAGTTAGATTATGAGTAATTCCGGTATCTATAAAAGATATAGGAGATTGAATTTTTATAGTTAATTCCGTTATGATATGTGGAGAAACTTGACTATCGATACATTTATTTATTTCCTTCATAAAATATGGAATTTTATTTAAATACAAAAATCCTAAACCATCCAAAATGGCTCCCACAAATCTTTCACAATACTGAAAATGTCTATGTTTTGATTTCATTTCATTACTTATCCATTAGAGAAATGAACCGATTTGATTTACTATTACCATAGTCTTTATTGGAATAATTTCGGTCTTGAACGGTATTAATATGGCGAATTATTAGGTGCAAATTTTGCTTATTAGAGTCAGAAACAGAGTTTGTATTATGGGAAATATAAGAGTGGATTACATTATTTAGGAGGTCGATTTCACTTTTAGTTAAGAGAATTGACTTATACATCTTTTTTCCTTTTGGTTTATTTTGGCTAATCATTTTTTGTGGTTTTTGCCGCTTTTTAGGAGGTTTCTCATACCATCATACATCAAAAATCCAGCCTGTCAACCCCTCCCATTATACAAAATCATACCATAGATTAATTAAAAATAGTATTATTATCAATACCAATAACATAACCATAAGAGAGACTAGAAAGAAAAATAGTTATCTAATTCATTAAATCCTTTAAATCCTAGTATTATAGCCTATTTCTACCACCGGATAGCATAATAAGTGAATATTTCTCAGATTAGCCGATTAGTTTACTAAGAAAACTCAAAAAACCCCGTAAAAAGGGCTTGACTTACAACGGGCTTGATGTATAAATGATGTGTTGGAGGGGAGAAAAAAAGTTTGGAACGATGAAATATTGGACTAAAACCATAGAAACTATAGTTACTAGGGCCACAATTACCAGTTCCGATAAGAAAGGTCGATGAAAATCTCTCATTTTTGAATTTAGCCTTTTTTTGAGAAAGTGGGGTTTTAGCGGGAGTTAATAACATTTTTACCATAGGGAAAACACCAAACATATTTATGGTTAGCCTAATTAACTTTGGTAAAGTTCCTGACTATAAAATACAATGATGCAGAGCTGAGGATTAATAGGGGAATTATAATTAATAATCTGTGAAAATCATTATGAACTAACTCTTCTACTAGTGGGTGGTTTACTATTGATGATAATAATGATAATATATTCATAGTATTTTTTTATTATGATAGTATAATACTGCCGCCCATATTAAGATGCACGGGGCCACTATAGTATGGTAGTTTGTCCAAATTAATCTAATCTTTTTAGTCCCTTAAATAACGAGTAAGCTAATACTACTACTGTAACAAATCCAATAATTTCTAATCCTTGTCTTATGTTTTCTATATATTCACTTATCATGGGAGGGAAATAAGAAGTTTTTAAGTTGTTGCCAGTTACTGAAAGTTATTGGTAACTTTTCTGGAACACTAGGAACAAAGGGCTTAACAATTTTCTTATTAGCTTTACTAAGGGGTTTCTTAGTATTTCTTGCGACATTTTTCTTACGGGTTTTTTTGATCATATAAATAATTATCTAGATTTGTGATAGTACCATAAGTGTTAGCCATTTTATACTTATATTCTCCATCGTCTGAAAGTAAGTCCGCATTCGACATAAATTCTTTAACACTTGGGGAAATAGTTCCAGAATGGGCTGTTCTTTTAAAATATATTGGATTAGACGGCTCCCATTTTTGATAGGGCCAAACATAGGGAGGCATAGGAATAGGTTTGCAAGGTGTGTTATTATCTTTATTAAAAGGTTCTCTAATAGATATTTTTGGGGGAACTACTGCTTTTTCCAGATGGTCTTTAATTTCTTTTGCTAACTCTTTTCCCCCGACCATATCAAACTTTTCTAACATTCCCCAAACTTTAATTAGCATTTCCCTATCTGTTAAATTCATTTTAAAAACTCCATAATTTCCCAGTACAGACTCTCTATTACAATACGACAAAAATATCCTGTAACTTTTGAAGACCACACCAATACTAATCCTGCTAAAATTAATACCCCAATCCAGTAAACTATATTACAAGCTTTAACTAACTTTTCACTGACTGTTCCCATAAATCCAAAACCTGTTGGTTTAGATAATACAACCCTTATTTGATATCTCTTTGAGCATTAGCTAACTGTTGTTTGTTACCATTTTTTAAGAATAGTACATATTTATTAAAGACAGATTCTACTACTTCTATAAATACTGATTCGCCCTTACAAATTTTATCGATAAAAGAAGGTTTAGTCTTTTCTGCTACATATTTAACTGTTGGATCATATAGAATCTTACTAGCATCTACTTTAACATAGTATCTATAATCTGATCGGGCGTTATTAAAATGTTTCGCGGGCTTACTCTTAATAGCTTTAGCAAAAACATTAGAGTTCTCCACCCTTAATCTAGGATTGTCATCTCCATCACTATAGTCTTTTAAATTTTCGCTAGTATAAAACTTTTCTTCTACCTCATCAGTATTCTTGATATTAAAATCATTATAATTTGTTTTCATACCATATCTCGCTGACTGTTCCCATAAAACCAAAACCTGGTGCATTAGATGAGACAACGGGAGTCTCTCTATTATAGTAGGTTGACCAAAAAGGTTGGCAACTCTTAGTTCTTATACTCAAGCTTGGGAATTAGGTTATCATCAGTTTGACTTATGGGTTTAATATCTAGAATTAATATCGACTCTGGTAGGTTGCCGCCACTACTCTGAAATTCATTGGTTAAGTTTTGCAGAAGTTGACAGATATAATTACAATCTATATTCTTATCTAATTTAATAGCTTTCATAAAATCTCCTATTCTCACTGACTGTACTCATTCAGCCAAAACCTAAAGGATTAGATATAACAATTTAAAAGGGGCCGCTATTTTTCGCTGACTATGGTCACTCTGGGCAAACCCAGTGGTTAACCTGAGACAAAAAGAAAACCCCGCCAGATTTCTCTGGCAGGGTCTTCAACAAGCCTCTTTCAAGGAACTTTCATAAATATCAACGAACAATTGTCACAGACTTACTACGACATTTACCATTAGCACAATGATTAACGCCACTATCAAAATTATTATAAGTCACAGACTTATTTACTTCAACAACTCTGCGAACGGGTCGTGTAACTGTTCGGACTACCTGCTTAGTGGTAGATCGTAGATTACACTGACCATTAGCACAATCACCAGCAAAAGCTACTGAACCACAAGCCAAAATCATCGAACAAAAAATAAAGGTCTTCATAAAAGTCTCCTAAAGAAATTAAAACTAATAAATTACCACTTCCTTATGGTAGTTTAATTATGCTACTACTTCGGTAGTAACAAAATCAACAGGCTTACTAGGAGCAACAGTATCCTTGCCACTAAGAACAACTACTGCTGGCTCACTAACATTACCACTCTTATCAACATCCACAAGAGTCAAAACTACATTCTCATTATCACTAACAGATACAACATCAAAGACTGTTGTTTCTGAAACATAACTCTTTGAAGTTACCACCCCATTAACACTAACACTAACTCGTCTTTCGACAACGTCAGCGTCTACTACTGGTCCCGCACTAACGCTATAATTTGCCATATTATTCTCCTGAAAAATTTTTGATACAGAAAACGCCGTGGGATATATTAGTTTCATCTTGATTTTCTGTAGATTATGTATGATATCTGAAATATCATCACTTAATCTCAAGAGCTTTTTTATAAAATTAAACATATCCTTCTCTTCTCCTACCCTATAGTAAAAACAATCGGCCAACTAGTCAACCAGTTGACATTCTTATCCTCTCATGTTAGAATAGCCATTACAGAAACCCAAAAACAAACCAGCACAAAGGGCCATTCCAAGAAAATCCATAGTCTGTTAATCTCCAGTTGATATCAAGTTTGGGGCGACCACCATCACCTCACTACCCCATTGTAACACATCGACATCCAGGATGCAAGGTCTTGAGGCAAAAGGACTTACGTTCACAAGCGGTGTTAGTTAAAAAATTTCCACCTTGACAGGGGTATTCGGTGGGTATAGTATTATGCAGGCCGGTTAAGTATAATACCTTCTAGTTTTAACTAAGTAATGTAATACAGAATCTTAGTATCTAGTAACATAGGGAATTTCTACACAACCCCTTGCATAATAATTTCCAACCCCTACTATACTTTGTAGTCTCAGCCACCACTGGGGCTACCAAAATTCTTTAACAATTTGGAAAAGAAGGATATAAGCCAATACTCAACTTATTATCTGCATCATAATATTTTTCATTTTGTCTATAATTGGGAAAATCGCTAGTAATAAAACCAATGTTTTTAATAGCTTCATTAGCCCTAGTTTCAGCCTCAAAGTAGTCATTAAAACAATGACAATATTCCACAGTATTATCTCTCACAATAATCAATACCCAGTTCATTATTTATCCTCTCTAGTTTGTTCATTTTTCTTTAATAAGTTTTTAAGGATAGTTTTTACATAATGTTCAGGAACAACACAAGAGGGACCAAGGGTGTTAGCTACAATATTTAATTGTGCTGAATCTAAGGGAAAATGTAATCTATTAAGAACAAACTCTATAGCATCTACCTCATCATTAGTTAATTTATTCATCAACCACTCTCCTTTTTTGCTAATACCTTATGAGTGTTATTGTCAAAAATCATTACACATTCACCATTTTTCCACGGCTGAAAATGATACTCAATACCCTCGTAAGAATATATCATTGGGGTTCTGTACTTTCTAGAAGCTCCCCCGATTTTATTAGGTGTTCCTAATAGGTAAAGAATTTCTTCTCTAGTCTTAGACAGATATTTATCTAGAGTATTCATTAATAATATCTCCAACCTCATTAGCCAACTTTTCAATCTGTTCATTATCAGACTCAGTATTAATTCTGTCCCATATCAAATCCCACAATCCATCCCTAATATAATTTAGTTCTTTTCTGCTAAAATATAAGGGTCCAATTTTATCGTTAGTTTTCATTTTTACCAGCCTTTCTTATTTTATTCTCCTTATTAATGCGATACTGACACCATCTAGCGTGATTTTTAATTTGCCCATTTATTTCTGGATCAGTTTTCTTACAAAAAGAACAACAGTAATAAGGATTTTTACCACCAGTAGGTTCTTTTGGATAGTCAGTATTATAATCCATTATTTTGCCACTCTTTCTTGCGCAGCCTTAAAAGCATTAGTGATTACCTTTTTAAAATCATCGAATATCTGTCCAGCAACGGGCTTTTCATTAGAAGAAAGACATCCTAATAGTTTCTGAACTTCTTTTAGGTATCCATCTCTACATCCCAAAAACTTTACCCCTAATTCTCCAACAGCCTTCTCATTGTCGGCCAACTCAAAAGCATTAATAACCTCAATTTTACATCGGTCAATTTCTGCAATTAATTGATCTAAATAATTCATTAATTATTTCCTTTATTTAATAAGTTGCTTTTTTATTTAGCATTTATAATCTTATCCTTAGAATTATGCTGATCTATTAAGTAATTTGTTAAATCTCTAACATAATCAATACAATGGAATGGGATAGTGTGCTTAAATTTCTTTAGCGAGGCAATAATAACTTTCAAATCCATTAGACTAAGATTAACGTCAACATTATCATTCATTTATAATTTACCTTTCTTTAGTTAAATAGTTCTTTTTTCTCTTTCAGATAATCAATCAACTGATCTATATGGCTAATGGGACCAAGTAAGTAATTTACTTTAGGAAGATTTTCTTTCCTAGCATGTAGAGCATCAATTAGAACAAATAAATTCTCTTTAGTAACAGTAATATCAACATTAGGATCACATCCAATAGTATTATTCATTAATTATCTCCTTTTTAATAAGTTGCTTTTTTAGTTTTTCATCAAATTCTCTACGGATAACTTTTCTAAGAATATTCCCATTTGAAATATCACAAAGATGTAGATATTTAAGTAGAAGTTTAATGTAATCATTAGAGATTGTCTTAGTAGATTCAATAATAATTTGATACTGCATATCATTAATATTAACATCACAACCCTTCCATTCCTTATCCAAAGCTTCTAGTTGTGGTAAATTAATAATAGTCTCACCTGAATCTCGTTGCTCAGTTAGATAAACTATAAAATTATCTATAAGATCAAGAGGGATATAGACTGTGCCAGAAGATGAACTATTAAATAATTTACTCAGCTCAAATGGTGAAGTATTTTCCTTAAATTTATTGAGAGAATCAATAATAAAATTCAATTCCGCAGGAGTAAGCAAAGCTTTCATTATTTATCCTCTAAAAGATCGGGGGTGTAAATTTTAACAAGTTCTTCAACTGACTTAAGGTCCATACTCCACATATTATGCTCATAATTATCAATAGCAAGAGCTACTAGAGTTTTAGTATCTAGGTCTTCTACCATGCGTTGGGCATAAGCTTTAATAATATCGTTCTTATTATCTTGTGTTACTTTCATCTTTCCTCCAGTACCATATCAAAAGTTTCCCAAAAAATAGTATTTGGTATCCATTTAGAGTTTTATAAACATTTACCATATACCGTTTCCTAGTGTAAGTATACCATAGCGGCGTTTGATTGTCAAGACTACTACCAATAGGACTCTTAAAATGAGCAAATTTTTAACATTTATATTAGTGGTGTTCGTGGGCTTCTTTTATTATAATCTCTATTTAAACGAAAATATAAGCGTTGGACGGGGTGCTAGAACAAATTATAAGAATAGTATTGGTAACATAGTCTATACCAATATTAAAACTAATCCTATGGGAGTTATTACCTATAAATAATTGTTCCCATAAAACTCACTGACTATAACCACTCTAACCAAATCTGGTGGATAAGCTAAAACAATTCATCAGCCACTTTTACAATCTACCATCTTTAAAGGAACCCCTAAAGTTCGCTGACTATACCCAACTAGCCCAAACCCCGTGGGTTAGCTGGAACAATCGGATAGATTACCTACCAGATGATCATTAAACAATTATTTTAGACTTACATCAAGCTCACTTTTCATAAGTATATTTAGAACTTGACCTAAACCCTTACCAGCACACACCTTACGTTCTATTGTATCGGCACTTACGTCAAGTGTCTACAACCTAAGATTGAGATTGAGTCAAAGAAAAGAAAAGGCTTGACATAACCCCTTGAGAAATAAGGACTTACATAAAATCGGGGCGCCCGCGTTTGAGCTAAGTCCTTTGTTTTCAAGTACTTACGTCAAACGAGAGTGACGGGACTTGAACCCGCAACCTTTGGGTCGACAACCCAACGCTCTAACCAATTGAGCTACACCCCCTAAAAAGCAGGAGAAGGGACTTGAACCCTCAACATTCAGGTTGGAAACCTAACGCTCTGCCATTGAGCTACTCCTGCAAGTAATCCTGGAGGGACTTGAACCCCCAACCTAGTGGGTAGAAACCGCTTGCTCTATCCAGTTGAGCTACAGGATCATATTCTATATAGTACACGAAAATTTACTTTTGTCAATCTACGCGGGACATGGTTAGTCCCACCGCACCCGGCCTAAAGCCTGTTTATACTCGCCGGGTCGAGTTGAAGATCAAGCCTCCGCAGTTTCAGCAACAGCCTTTTTCTTAGGCGGATTGGCCGCATCACCAGCCTGAATCGCAGTCACACCAGTAACACGGGCACGCCACACCTTATAGCCCTGCTCACTCAGTTCCTTGATCTCTCCCTGCTTCACATTGGCATGAATGTCATTGCCAAGGTTGTCATTCAAAGCCGTAGTCAACACATCCACAATCTCACTACGATCAACATCTGAACCGACCAAATCAACCGTAAAACTAAACCTCTTCATTTGTAAAAACCTTTCAAAAAGTGTAAACTATCCAAAACTCACAACGTCATTATACAACATCAATATCACTTGTCAAGGTCGCTTAGATGATTTTTCATTTTGAGCATCCAGTGCGATCCATTCCTTGTGATGAGTGTATTGTACACTACTAGTATCGACAAGTCAAGCCCGCAGCATTAGCCTATGGTGAAAAATTTTGGGAACGTCGTAACCCCTTGAAAAATAAGGACTTACGTCAAAACCGGCCGCCCCGGCTCGCCGCAAGTCCTTGTGGGTAAAGGACTTACAGCAAGTGGGGTTTTGGGCTAGATGCCGCTGGCAAACTCCATAGCTGTGGAGAGAGCCTTGGCGTTGTCGTTGGCGTTCTGGCCGAACCAGAGCGAATCCAGCCGATTGTCGCTTGTGCGGCCCTTATTGTAGTTCAGATATTCGTTGTAGCCGTTGTAGGCTGCCCACCAAGTACCCCGAACACCTTCGCCGCTCTGCTTCGGGCCTTCGATCAGACCCAAGATTTCATCCATGATATTGCGGGTGCGGGTTTTGATGTCCGCATCAACAGTACCCTCAATATCCATCATCTTTTTCACATACCGATTGATATCGACCTGATTGAAATTCTTAGACGCGAGGAACTTGAACTGTTCCGCCGTGGCCTCGAATTCCATATTGATATTGTCCATGATATCCCGAACGTTTTCCAAATTGATCTTGCTGGAACGGGTATGGCGAATCCGAATCAGCTTAGAACCGCTCGTCTTGCTGTGGGCCATTGCCATCGTGTTAGCACACACCACCCGGATGGGGGTATAACCAACCCGGATAGCAGTGGTGCCGTCATGGCTGTTGGAAAGCAAGATGAACTTGCTTACCTCATCTCCACGCACGATCTCGCTGTTATCCCGATTCAGCTGGGCGAGAACCCAAACCTTTTGCCCGCTGTGGAGCGAACCAGCAGTGTGCAAGGCACACTCGCCAGCATCGATAAACGGCTGGAACCAATCGAACGCTTCGCTATTTTGCAGCGGCGTATAGCGTGGGCCGACAACACCCAAAATGCTATCGTCACTCTTGCGATAGGTCGCCCGAGCCGGAACCGGCTGACCATCCGTGGTGAACAAATCCTTCAGACCGACTTCCCAATCCAGACCGCCAGCGATGATCGCCTCCCCAATCGTGGGGGCTTCGTCGAGCTTGTTGCCCAGACCGTGCCACGGGGTTTCCTTGACGTAGAACATGTTTTCGACAGCGTGAGCCATTTTCAATCTCCTTAGTGGTTTCAATCGTTCTCTTGTCTCATCATTCTACCCTAGTATCGTCCAAAGTCAATGGCTGAGTTTAGGAATTTTTGCGATTGCTCTAACCCCTTGAAAAATAAGGACTTACGTCGAGCCGGGGCGGGCGCCTTCGCCCTAAGTCTTTTGCGGCAAAGGGTTTAGGTATGATGCCTTAAATTCTTTGGCAAAGTCTATAGGGTGTGGGGCATAGACGCATTCTTCTGGGAGATAGCAGTAGACTCCAAAGCATTCACTTCTAGCACAATTTTCTTTCATGCTAGTCAGAATATGCCTAATGGTATTTCCACTACAAATCAAATCATCCACAATTATGTACTTTCGTGGAACAACGCCCTCAATGAAAAAATTAGAATATCTTTCTTCATTTTCTTTTCGAGCCACAACAATATGTTTTTGTAGAATCTCGCTAATCTGTGGTACAACCATCAAACCACTTACCCCACAACAAACAATGCTATCAAATTCTGTGGTAATTTTTCTTAAATCACAAACAGCTTTGATAATTACCTTGTTGCGAATTTTATGGTTTAGCACCATACTAGTATGTGATGCTCCTTGAATGATCTTCCCGTCAGGTGTTCGCCTGAAACCATCAATTTCTTGAGAGATAGTATTCATGATACTTCCCTAACTAGGTGAGTGTTCCTTATTTTAGAACGTAATTCTCTAGCCATTACGATTTCATTTTCTAACTTTTTAAGATAATCATCATTAGAATGTGAAAGACTATTAACATAATCCCTCTTTGTCGCAAAAATAAATTGACTAAGAACATTAGCTAACAAATCTTTTTCTTCTGCTAAAATATCCAAAATCATTTCAAATTCCTTTAAAAAAATAAGTAGGGGAGGCGGGATTCGCACCCGCGATCTCTAGCTTATGAGGCTAGCGAGGACAACTAGACTCCTCTACTCCCCGTCAGTGAAATTTTAAACTTAGTGGAACCTCTGGGGATCGAACCCAGAACCCTCGGATTAAAAGTCCGATGCTCTAACCAGTTGAGCTAAGGTTCCTCCCTATAATTCTATCACAATCAACACACTCTGTCAATCCTATCAGTCAACAATTTTTTGAAAATCATCAACCGTAACCGTAAAACCTTCTCTCTCCAATACAACCCCTTCAGATGGTTCTACGGTATTTCCAAAGATAATTTCAAAAACTTTATATGGTTCAGACCAATAGTTCTCGTGGCTATTGCAGTCAGTATCTGCGTAATTATCTCCGTCTTCAACAGACATAAATCCATCGTACTGTTCAATCAAACATCTCAAATCTTCCAAAAAGTTTTCTTTTGTCAACTCACTCATTCTTATCTCCTCATTCCAATCATTCTACTACAATATTATCGACCTGTCAAGACCAAAACTTTAAGAATTCTCGCTGACTACAGCCAACTAGCCAAAACCGACAGGATTAGCAAAAACAAAAATGACGCTACTGGGAATCGAACCCAGATTGACAGATTGAAAGTCTGCTTTCCTGACCATTTAGAAGATAGCGCCAAAAAAAGCAAAGGCGGAGGGAGTCGAACCCTCATCCACGGTTTTGGAGACCGTCATTCTACCGTTGAACTACGCCAATAACATCAGCCTCCGAAGCACTCCTATTATACACAATCTATCGGTATTGTCAATGCCAATTCTTGAGCTAGTCCTAAAGTCTTGAGAAATAAGGACTTACGTCGAGCCGGGGCGCCCGGTCTAGCTCTAAGTCTTTTGTTTTCAACACTTTACGTCAGGTGGCTAGTGGGATTTGAACCCACAACCTACAGGATCACAACCTATCGCTCTGCCAATTGAGCTATAGCCACAGCGGAATATGAAAGAATCGAACTTTCACCGGTTTTACCCGGCCAATTTTAGCAAAATTGTGCAGCGAACCAGTATCTGCCTATATTCCAAATTTTCTATCTATAAGCTGTGAGGGTCAGAGTCGGACTGACATTGACCAAATTAACAGTTTGGGGCATTACCATTATGCTACCTCACAATAAATACCCAGGTAGGATTCAAACCTACAACCTAGGGAACCAAAATCCCTTGCTCTATCAGTTAAGCTACTGGGTAAAACTACCTATCTCTATGACTTCCACTATCTTTTTTACTTTCTCTCAAATATTTAGAAGCCTCAATCAACCAATACCCCATCATTTCTAGCTTTTCAGCCTCTTTACCAGTTAGGTAAGATGCTACATGAATAAAGGCATACTCAATTTTACCCTTAGAAACAATCTCTAAGGTTCCAAATGTTGGATCACTAAATTTTTCTGGTTTATCCATAAAGTCTCCACCTAAAGCCGATGATCAGAGTCGAACTGATGACAGGCAGTTTACAAAACTGCTACTCTACCAACTGAGTTACATCGGCAACATACCTATTATAATCAATAACCTTGATCTCGCAAGTATTGTTGACGCTCACCGGAGCGTGTACGGGTTCGTCGTGGACGGGAATCGTGCGATCCGCTCCCGCTCAGGTGCGTATTGTGTCCCATTGGGAGTTCCCAACGCTTCTTGATCTTGATTGTAACGTTCTCGTATTTGCGGCGGCTGGTCATACCATTTTCCATCTGTGTAATAGTACCAAATTTTGTCATTATTAGGATCATACGCTACATGGTACAGGTAATAGCGTACTGATTTTAACTGATGATCGCTCAATTGTTCTGTGGTCATTACCACAGGATGATTTTTTCTATAATCCTTATACTCACCATACACCAACATGCCCAAACCAATCAGGCCCGCCACTAGTTGTACCACATACTGCTTCATCTGTCAAGTTCTCCTTTAAGATATTTATCGGCAGTCTGGGGTGGATTCTTGAGGAATTGGGTAGTGAAACTCGTAAATTGGGTAGCAAATTGGGTAGTGGGGAGGGGTTTTCCCGAAAGGGCTAGTTTCCGATGACGGAAAATGTGGTTTTAAGGAAAACTGATGTAAGTCTATATGGGTTAAGGGTTTAGAGCGAATCCGGCCCGCCCCGCTCGCCCTAAGTCCTTATGGGACAAGGGTTTGCGGCAAGTCGGCTATTTCCCGCCAACAGGATAGTTATAATTGTATGTATCTAGATCAATTTCTGTATGATCATATTCCTTATAACGTTTACATCTTTGGCAGTAGCAAGATAATGTGGTAAGGAAAGTACACTCTGTTGGTGTATGATTTGTGGTATTTTCACAATTAGCACACATAAATACATGTCTTACTGCACGATCATCAATTTGTCGCCACATATTAAACTCCTAAGAAATTGTCCATTTAGCTTGTCTTACTACTGCCTCTGTGGGCAACACGATAGTATCGGGTTGGGCTGTTGAATAATCTCGAAATCCCCGTTCGTCAAGATAGAAGTTCTCATGAAGAGTATCATCTTTATTACTTTCCCATAGTACATCCGCCGCTGCTTCTAGTGGAGGTTTATCTGTACTATAGATTAGGTGAAGGGTGCCCGATTGAATGTAATACTTAGCCATTATTCATAATCTCCTCTAGATTGTTAATCAAAAGTTGAATATCTTTAGAAAAAGCGGGCTCTTGAGCTTGATTCAAATCTCTATACAAAGTTAGAGCATCTAGAATAATAAACATATCATGTTTTTCAATATGGTAGTTCATTTTAACCTTTCAATGGTTGGAAAAAGTCACCCCTCTATGTCAATTTGGTGTATATAAACATAAGGAGATTACTATGAAAAAAACGCCACAAGATCAGATAGATCGTAATGTCAAATGGGCCAAAAACAACTCTAATAAGGTTCGTGAATACAAAAGAAAATATAAACAAGAACAAAAAGAATTATTGAAACAATATGTTAAAGAAACTAAAGAGCATAATGGTTGTAAAATTTGTGGTTGTATAAATATTAATTGTTTAGATTTTCATCATCGTATTGACTCCAATAAAAAAGATACTATTTGTAATCTCGTTAGACATGCTTATTCTTTATCTGTAGTTAAAGAAGAAATCGAAAAATGCGATATAATCTGCTCTAACTGTCATAGGACTCAACACTATACTGGTAGATATATGAGAAATAAAAAGAATATTAAAATTCATAATCTTAAACAGAGAAGTAAATGTTTACACTGCGGATGTAATAAAGTTGAATGTTTAGATTTTCATCACTCATCAGACAAAACAGATGGCATAGGTTCGATGATTAGAGATAAAATGATATCTATAGAACAGTTAGAGACAGAGATAAAGAAATGTATTATACTCTGCTCTAACTGCCATAGGATACTTCATTCTAATGACAAGGGAAAAGAACATTAGGCTTATTTCCATCCAAACACATTTTACAGGCTTGTCCCTCTTTAGTACCAGTACAAGTTACAAAATCCCGACCCTTACGAATTTCTGGACATGTTACAAACTTCTCACCGTGTAATACAACCAGTTTTGGTAGTGCTTTTCTCCAGATATCAGCCTTAATCTTACTCTTAGGCCGCTTAGGAGCAATCTTTTGGTCACTATCGCACCATGCGAATTTAGTAAATCCCTTACTCTTAGCAAGATTCATATCGTGTTCATTATGAATACTAGCAAAGATAGAAAAATACTTACTAAGTGCCACCAGCCTTGAATCATACACATGAGTATAAAACCACATATCGGGTAGTTCGATACCATCAGAAATAATACTCTCACAGGCCCATGTTACATTCTCTACAAATTCAACGTCAAGTTCCCCATTTTTGTACCAATCCCCACGTTCCATGAAACGAATACTTTTATCTTTTTTGATAGCGTCAAGTATCATGGCCCGAATACGATTCTTTTCAGTAATCATATTAACAAAACCAGCCACCCGAGCATTTTTATACTGTCTCTCTGTTGCTTCCGCATAACAGCCATTATCTAGAAATACGCAAGATGATGGACAGGTGTCGCCAACTGGCCTACTAACTACCAGACAATTCTTACCTAACTTATCGTTACCGTTTGCAACTTTCATGATCTTTTTCTCCCTTGTGTCCACTGATTATACAGTAGATATCGGCACTGTCAAGGGGGATTCTTTAAAAAATCTTTGGCATGATATTTGCTAGTGTTAAAATGTGTAAGCTAGGGCCAACATTGTTGGTTTAGCTGGAACTTTACCTAAGTCTATATTCTATAAGGACTTACAACAAACCGGGGCGCCCGCCCTTGAGCTAAGTCTTTTAGCAGCAAGGGTTTAGGTCATTAGGTCAACCACTAGGATAATCGGGCGGAACTGGTCGGCTAGGCTTTTTTGTTGGCCTATCCATCACTCCATCATCAATCATCCACCACGGAGCAGTCAGCCTATCAATGAAGCCCAAAGATTCATGTTTGAGGATTACATCTAGCTCTGCTGGATCACCGGGAGAAGAGCAATACTCTCCACAACCAACTCCAATACTGTGACCATAATACCAGATACCCTGACCATCTTCGGGTTGCTTATCAAAAAAACTGATCCACTGATTTTCAATAGCAGTCATAAATATCTCCATCAATTTCGTCAATGCCTAAACTCGCCCCAACACCATAATCCCCGTCAGCTGTCCTAGCAAGCCGGGACTCAATAAAATCCTGAGCATCTGCTAAATCTTGAAATTTTAGCGGGGCGTCAGGATGAAAAGCGATCCATCCATCTTTGCCAATTCGTTCCCCATCATAAGGCCCGCCACAAACAATCACGACAAACATTTTAGTTTCTCCCTTGTTGTCTCATTCTACATTCTATATCGACAATGTCAAGGGGTAGTCTTGAAAATTTCAGGATAGGCGTAAAGTCTTTAAGAATAAGGACTTAGGAGAAATGGGGCCGCCCGCTCTTGACGTAAGTCTTTACGTTCTAAGGCTTTAGGGAAAGTCTCGCATAGGGATTCTATAATAGCTTGTTGCATTTTTTCAAGGCTTGTCATATGCAAAGTATCCATGTACTACAATGATATTGTCATTTTCATCGAAAAAAGTAAAACTTCCATCTGCCAAACCAACAGCATTCGCTTGATGATGTTTTTGAAACAAACAGTTACCCTCAAGTTTCATAAATACAGTTCCACTCTCATTTTCAGTTACGAATATTTCACCGGAATTAATATCTGTGAATTTTTCAACTTCGACTGGTCTTGGTATAATTTTCATTTTTACTCCTCTACAAAGATTCCCTCTACAGGAATAACACCATGTGATTGTGTGAAACTATCTTGACTCCCATCTTCCATTCTAATAGCATTCATATTAAAATAGGTTTCACATTTTACATAAAGTCTATTGCACCATTTAAAAAGATCGCCACACTTAAGTGTATCAAAATTTACTACATGGCGGTACTGTTTATATCTGATTTTCATTAGTTAGTTACCTCGATTTGCCACTTGTTATTAACGGATTCCACCACGATCACATTCATATTCAGTTTAACCAGTTCTGCCACAATCTTTGCCAAACTCTCAACATCATTCATATTCAGATAGATCATTACGTCCTCATAGATATATTCATCCAAGCTTCGATCACCTCAGACACCGTTATACCATACTCCTTCGCTAAAGTCAAGACCTCATCTGTACGAGGCTTGCAAACAGCGGCCATAGGACTTTTCAAAACTTTCAAAATCTTAACTATTGCTTCGTCTTTAGTCATAAGTCACCCCTATATGAAAACCAGCGAATCTTTTACGTTCCGATTCTATAGTCCACACCACCGATTTGCTTTGTTTCCCTCGGCTTTGGAATAAGTGTGGAAACCGCCCACGACATTAGCCTTAGAGAATGATCTTTTCTCCTTGCTTATGCTATTATTTAACGGTTACTGGTTGTATTATAATGGCAGAGTTTTTAGCCTATCGCTGGTTTGATGTTATCTCCCCATATCAATTAAGACAAGGATGGGAAGGGCGAACTCTTTTAATCCTAACCTATTATCTAGAAACCATTGTATTGTGGTGGCTGGGAATCAAACCCAGTAGATTGGCATTACTATCCGACGTTAGCCCCGTCAGAAGCGTGCCATCTCAATAAGGCATAGCTTGTCGTATGGGCTATCCCAATCTAATCATCAGACCCACCATTGTTGTATTGTGAAGGCGGATGGATTCGTCTTGAGCTATCATTGAACTTCCTACAGTTCTCGGCTCGCAACTTGACCATCTACATAACTTACCTGCTTATCCGCGTAGGGGCAGATGCTATCGGTGAGTTGCTCCGTGCAACCTTGCAACCTTCATGCTATCATTATACTCTTTTTATCGACCATGTCAACCCCACAGCTAGAGAAAATCTAAAAATTTTGAGAATGCTCTAAGTGGTTATTCTGTAAGGACTTACGGCGATCCGGGGCGCCCGCCCTATCCCTAAGTTCTTTAAGGATAAGGACTTACGACTAGTAGTCTTCGGCCTCAATAAACTCATCACATTCATAATTAGAGTTGGATAGAACTTCCGGGCGATATTTGCTCAACACTTTATCAGCACATTTCCCACAAACTCTAGCAAGGGGAATTCCACGGGCATCAGTTTCCCACCAACTACTCTCACCAGACCCACAATTACAAACTTTCATGATTTTTCCTTAGTTGTTGCTAGGATCAATAGAACACAAACCAGAAACCACATTATCTCTTCGAGCAATTTCCAAAGCACTACAGAAAAATTCAAAAAAAATCTCCAACTCATTACGAACATCTGGTTCACTACCGGTAGATGCAGCATTGAACAAATTAACTGCAAATTCGGCCACTCTATCACGAGCAGCAGTCCGCTCTTCATGCGTCAACATAACTACTTCCTATTTGTCAAAGTTTTACGACGGCGAATCTCATCAGCACAATAGCAAATCTCATCTGCATAATACCCATGATTGGGGGTATCGGGCCAAACGCTCAAAACCTCACCACAATCCTTGATCACAAAATTCAACTCATCTATAGTCATCTTCTTAACCTTACGACTATACATAGCATGATCAAAGATTTTTGTCATCGACATTTTCCACTTTCTCCACATACAAGTTTGAACCGAACAATTTTTGAGCTTTAAATAAAGCCCCGGCTTCGTGCAAATGCTCCACATATCCCACAAACTTACAATTCTGCACAACTCTCCAGATATATTTACTCATCGTCTTCCTCTTCATCATCGCCACCAAACATCTTGTCCCAATATTCCTTATCGAATCCGGTAATACAAACCTCCCTATCGTCCACAGACAAATAAGGAAAGCACTCTTGAATCAGACCTCCATTCATGTAGCGGTTGAGATCAACCAGATTGACTGTCAAATTGACAGCTTTTCCGCCAAGACTCTTACCAGACAAAACCACAGAACCACCATCTTCGCTAAGAGTCCGACTGAAATTGTTCAAAGCGTACATCATAATTCTTCTCCTTGTGTTCCTCGTATTCTACACAACTCTTATCGTCCTGTCAAGAGGCTAATCTTAAGAAAAAATAGATTTCTGTAAACTGTTGACAAATAAGGACTTACATCAAAACGGGGCGCCCGTCCTCGTCGCAAGTCCTTATGCGACAAGGGTTTGGGTCAAATACTAGAGCGTGTCACTCTGAATGGTCTTATCGTTGATCTTAAAATCAAATCCATGTCCATAATACCCATTGTGAATATTATACAGATGAATAAACTTTTCATTTTCTCCATTTACGATACGGAATACTACCATTCCACCACCATCAAAGAGATATTCATCATCAGAAACAATTTGCTTGAAATAGGAGGTATCAAATACCCAATCAGACAGATCTACTTCATCAATGTTTCTATCCATAGGCTTTTCACACACAGTATCAGAGATAAACCAATTAGCTTCTTCACAGCAGTCCTGAGACATATCATATCCAAGATAAACATTATTTTCATCAACAAAATTAACCTTTTCCACCCAAGGCTCTTCCGCATTGAAAATCTTCATTTTCTACTCCTCTTTGATTTTTATCCGTTCTGTTCTATCATTATACTCTAATATCGACCAATGTCAAGCTAATTTTTATAGAAATCCTAAATCCTCATAGAATAAGGACTTACATCAAAACGGGGCGGCCCGGCCCACCCTAAGTCCTTATTAGATAAAGACTTAGAGCAGGTGGGTAGCTTGTTGATGAGAAATTAAAGAATCAAGCTAGCCAATCGGGGAACCTTGAAGAGTTGCTTCCCGAACAGGGGCCGACGAAGATTTCGAGTTCGTTCGGCATAAAAATTGCGAACCGTACCGTCCATGCTCTGGCAGGTCACCAGATGCGAAGTACGGATAAAAGAAGGGTCATCACTACGATACCGACTTCGACGATTCAGCTTCTCAATCTGAGCATCGGTCAGCTTGCGAACATCCAGCACCTTTGCCAGATACCGCTCTGCCGTCCCCTCAAGAGGCTGTTCGTAAGTGAAATGAACAATCTCACCAACCTTGGAGCTAGACAGACTGCCATGCAGACCACCGTAGACACCAACATACAACACGCAACCAGCAACAATCAGAGACGCAGCAATAGCACAACCAATAGCAAACATCATTTCAAAAACCTCATTAGTGTTAGGATCACTTGAACTTCGATCATTATACAGTGTTATCGGTAAAAGTCAAGCGGTAGCTTTAAGAATTTTTTGAGTTGACACAACTCGTTGAAAAATAAAGACTTATGTCGAGCCGGGGCAGCCTGCCTTTCTCTAAGTCTTTTAGAGATAAGGGCTTATGGCTTTCTTTATTCGAATTCGACGAAGATCACCTGATTATAGCCACGGGGCTTGATGGTGAAGCTGTCGCCATAATTTTCCGTATCGGCCTTAACGCCGGTCATTCCCGCCATAGCCTTAGCTTGACGAACAACGCTGTGCTGAGATTCAGCATTCTTCGGAAGAAACTCAAACCGATTCGCCCAACCATAGTTAGCTTCGCCACCGAAAAGATCGGTATGGGTCACAACGCACTTGATAGCCTTCATTTTCATTTTCCTGTTAAAGTTAGTTCTAATCGTTCTCATCATCATGTTGGCATTCTACTACACTAGTATCGACAAGTCAATAGCCTCTTCTTGAAAAAACCTTTTTGATGTAACTCGTTGAAAAATAAGGACTTACGATAAACCGGGGCGCTCGGCCTTGATCTAAGTCCTTTAGATTCAAGACCTTACGTCAAATGTTGGCGTAGACCCGTTTTCCCCTAGTGACCAGTTTATCAAAAATTTTGCAGTCGATATCTTCGTCGCTATTTTCGTAGTGCCAATACTTTTGCACCTTGGGGTCATATACTACCATTTTCATCTCTTTAATATCAGTAGCTCCACAGCTAGCAATATCGCTCAAGATAAAACCATAGCATTTAATCCACCCACAAACATCTCGTTTTTGAGACTCGAAAACTTTAGCAGCTTTCTTGGGGCGATTAATAAGCTGGCATTCGCTCATCAAAATCTCATAATGTTCGGGATTCCAATATGATACGGTCATAAGGTTTCCATTATGGTAACTCTTCATCTGCCAGTGCTTATAATGTTCACCTGCACCCAGATGGAATCTTACTTCGTAATGTCTCATTTTTGTACCACAATAAGGTTAGGTAGATAGCCCATCAACATCTCAACAAACTGAGCTTTTCCAAATAATTTATATGCTTCTCTTTGTGTCATCTGAACTGTTCGTCCAGTATCAACACTAGTAATTTCATAAACTTTCATTTCTCACCCTTTCACTCTATTCTATACCACCAATATTAGCTTGTCAAGGGGGCTACAGTTCTTGCTGACTATACCACCTAGCCGAAATCCGGAGGATTAGCAGAAACGTTCCAATCGGTAGTATAACCCGAACCCATACGAGTTGATCAGCCTCGTCGTTCACTATGGCTGTCTGTCAAGTATACCTCTATTATCGACTTTGTCAAGTGGTCAGCTTGAGAAAATTTCATACTGACGTAAAGTGTTGAGAAATAAGGACTTAGGGCGAAAGCGGGCGCCCCCGTTCGCCCTAAGTGCTTACACACAAAGGGTTTACGGTTAGCTCTTAAAGATAGTGAGCATCACACCCAATATCCCGAAGTTGAGTAGCCACACGATGCCCAATATGATAGTCAGCTATTTCCATAGAGTTAGGCTTTCCATCTTCATATCCACTATATCGATAGTCGCCACAAGATCCACCACGAACAACATCACAGAACTTTTTAGCTTCATATAAGCTAGTTCCGGCTGTGTTACGAATAATCCTAATAGCATTAATAAATTGATCTGGAGGAATACTTTTCAAAATTAATGTTGCACACCTAGAAAAACTATCGATGGGGGGAATAGAGCATTCTGCTGGCGGTACACTAACAATAGCATCCTCCAAAGCTTTCAACAGCTTATTATACAGATCATCACAACTAGTGCTTTCAATAATAGCAACGATCTCTTTTACCGTCAAACTAACATTAACCATTTTTTCTATCTCCTAATTTTGAATCATTCACAATAGTTTGAAAATCTTTTGCAAGAGCAGTCCAATCGTCCCGTTCGATCTCTGGGTGGTCAAAATAAAAATCGTCAAGAATTTCTGCTGCTGTTTTTGGAAACGCCCAATCAAACAACGACATAAAACCCTTTAGTAGCCAACTCACTCCCCACCTCCTAGCCTTGCAAGCATGTTGCGGAGAACGGCCACGCCCCAGCCCATTTCGTGAAGCTGTTCAATCACAGCTTCAATCGCATCCAGCTCCTCCGGTCGCAGCCGTAGCCGCTCCACCTCTGCCCTCAGAAATTCAATTTCTTTAATAGTCTCTTGAATCAACTCATACTCAGTTTTGTCTCCATAGAGCTCCCAAACATTATTACATGTCCAAATTGATTTCAGCATGTCAACAAGATTATTAACGTCAGTCATTCTTTCTCTTCTTTGTGTATGGGCGGGATTTTTGTTATTCTCGCTATGGCTAACCCGCATTCCCACAGATCAGTTGGGAGCTACCCAACCACTTTGTGTCACCAATATAGCATACGTTCTTGGTTTGTCAAGCGTACAACACCGAATGAATCGGATTTTCGTTGGTGACTTTTTATTGCAAGGGACGGGTGGGTTCGTTTCAACAATGCGTTAGCATCTCCACTGACCACCTACTCTACTACCGGCTTAGTAGCTAGCAAGCATCGTGAGCCACTCAAGTGGCCTAGCAATCCCTTTTGTATTGTCAAGATAAACGGTTCACCTCATCGGAATGCGCCTGCGCCTCCTGCTCCCAATATTCAGCGGCTCGCCGCAGCCGCTCCACCTCTAACCTGAGAGATTTAATCTCTTTGATAGCCTTTTGAATCAACCTATACTCAATATGATTACCACCACATTCATAACATGAAGATAATCCAATGAAATCAAGTCTATCTACGATATCTTTAACGTCATTCATTTTTATTCCAAGCCTCCAAATTAGTTTCTTTCTCCAGAATCTTTGACAAACTATTCATCCACTCATTTGCAGACTTCATAGCATCAGGTCCCATAGTAGTCATGATCCAATGCCATTCGCCTTCGCAATTAGCCAACACAGACCAACAATCAGCACCGTTTTTTTCTATCTTCAGCAACATTATTTTCCTTTTCCTTTTCTAACCAAACATCTCGTACTCTTCATCAGTCAACGCCACCTCATCTGGACGATAACATCCGTTACCATGCAAATCACGATTAGTAGGACGCTTTTCCCACTCATCCATAAATCGCTTGTTTTCAATACGACGCTTTTCTTCTTCATTCTTCTCTATCATTTGTCTTCCTCTTTCTTGTTCTATCATTCTACACCTATCATCGGTAGTTGTCAAGCCCCCTCTTTAAGAAAAATGCGTTTGATGTAAGTTGTTGAGAAATAAACACTTAGGACAAATCGGCCCGCCCGCTTTCGCCCTAAGTCCTTTATGGACAAGGGTTTGCGGTTAGTCTCAAAAATCCCCATCATCTAGGTGCCAATCATCGGGTTGGTCGGCATCACACCCATAGCCCCCAAAATCGTCATCCCCGTAGCTCCCGTAGTCCTCATCAGTGCCAAAACCGGCACTTGATAGGGCGGATTCGTGGTCGCCGTCCATAGAATCATCATAATCTTCATCCTCATCATCCCAATCACAATCATCATCTTCCCAATCGTCATCTTCATCCCAATCATCATCATCATCATCAAAATAGCCCTCAACTTCGTTTTCGTAGTCGTAGTCGTGAAGGGGGTCAGGATGGCTCATCTTAAAAACTCCAAAGGGTTAGGACTGATGGATGTAGTATACCGGGACAAAAACAATTGTCAAGAGGTCTGATACTCGTATGGTACAAATTCTTCAACGATCCCCACAGCTTCGGCCCAATCCCAAAAATTGATTTCAAGATTAGGATCGTCGATAGGCTCGACCATCATCTCAAGGATAGAATCATCACCCAACTGATTCAGCACCAGATTCATTTCATCCAAATTGAACATAGTAGAATTCCTTGATAGGGTTATCGGCCTGATGAAATCATTCTACTAAGTATATCGACAAGGTCAAGAGCATCCCCTTAAATATTTTTCTTGCAATATCTTAAGGTAGCGTAAAGTCTTGAAGAATAAGGACTTACGTCAAAAGCGGGCGCCCGCCCTAGCTGCAAGTCTTTTGCAGATAAGGACTTACGTTCAGTCTTCAATTTCGCGGAAAATTGAGATTTCCAACCCAGATGCCATAATGGCAGCATACTGTTCGACCATAGCTGCCACTCTGTCAGATGATCCCGGCTTGCCAACTGGCAGCAACATTAGGTCATCAGCGTTTTTCAGTCTCTTATTGACTTTTTCTTTCTTGCTGGTAGAAATTTTCTTCAAGGCTTTTTGATTGAACTTCAAAACTTTTTCCGTAACCAACACCCTCTTTCGGGTGGCTAGTTCACAAGAGTAGGTTTCATCCTCGATTACCAGATGGTCTGCAATCTCAACCATATCGGGAATCGCTAGACCCAGGAAACAATTGCGGGCCTGCCGCTTTGCTCTCTCAACAATCTCAAATTTCATCGTAAAATCCCTTGTGAAGTTAGAACTTGTCTCGATATTCTACAGGAAGATTCAAGCCTTGTCAACCTTACAATACCGCAAGGTTTACGCATCTTCCCACTTATGTTCGGACTGATTATAAATCTTCACCTGCTCAACGCCGGTCTTCACCACCACCGCTTTGCGAACATCCATCCAATCCTTACCCGAAAACGGCCCAAGATACTTGCCATCGACGGTGAACACGCAGAAATTCTTGACTTTCATATTTTTCTCACTGGGTTTGGTTTTGGTACTCATGTCATCATTATACACTCTTATCGGCATTTGTCAATAGCGATCTTGAAGAATTTTGATATTGATCTAAGTTGTTGAAAAATAAGGACTTACGACGATCCGGGGCGCCCGCCCTTGCCGCAAGTCCTTTGAGGCTAAGGGTTTAGGAGCGATGTAATTTTGGGTCGTTTTTTGAGCCACGATAGAAACGATCACGGGAAGCTTCCGCCATCGGGCAGGAAAATCCCATTTTGTTTCTCCACCGGAGCAAACTTTTGATAGCTGCCCCAGTTTCACCATTAACTACATCTTCTGTCACAACAATAGTACCGTCTTCAACTTTGACCAGAGCAACTAGCGTCTTACCCTGTTGTGGACGCACCACAATTGTCAAGCCATTAGAGGCCCGATCTATTTCGCATTGTCGAAGTTTCATAGGCCACCATTAAATTGCCTTATTGATTTTGTGATAAAGAGCCTTCAATCTCTCTAATTCATCCTCATAAGAAACATTTGTTTCTTTGGTACTATACTCATACGTCTTAAGAATCTCAACCTTTTTCATCCGCGACATAACAGACATACTCAGGTCAAACAATTCAGAAGGACTAAACATTACCAACTCCTTTTTAGGTTACTTACTACTATATCGACATTTTACCCTGTAGATTCCAGTTTGTCAAGAAAAATCTTTCCTTGCAAAACCTACAGATTAACCCATCTTCAACAGACCCCCTATTCTCGCTGACTATACCACATAGCCGCAAATCCGGAGGATTAGGAAAAACAATGAAGACCCCCCCTTCAGACCCAAGCCACCGCCCAAAACCCCCAAACCTCCCAGACTACCCAACTACCACAACCACCCCAACTACCCCAGACTTCCTAGAATTCATATCCTGTATAGCCTTCACAGTATACGGGAGCATAGTTCACCTAATTGATAAGGATTGCAAAGATAATTCCGCAAATCAGACAAATCCCCAAAATCGCCCTATCTTTCCTACTCATCCTATTTCCCCTATCTTCTATTAGTTTTCCAATCTGCTTCTATTACCATATATCGTCCATTTTACCATCCAAACTTGAACTTGTCAAACCTTAAAATTTCGTAAGGTAGATCATTCGTCGTAAGTGCTTGAAGAATAAAGACTTACGTCAAGGTGGGGCGGCCCGTTTTGCTCTAAGTCCTTATTTTTCAACACTTTATGTCAAGTGCTAAAACTAGTGGACAAAAGACCACCACCCCCACCAGAGAGGTAGTGTACATGCTTATCCCCCGTTGGGGTTATGCAACCTCCCCAAAGGCGGAGAGTTCCAACCGAGCCACCACACCATATTGAGCGGCCAGCAGTTCAACACGCTCACGCGAACCGGGGAGAGTACCACCAGCAGAAATCATGAGATCATCACCCCTACTCATGCGGGGGTCATTCTTGACCTTTGCAACCTTGCCAGCATTCTTCAAGGCTTTGCGATTGAACTTCAAAACCTTCTCAACCACCACCATCTCTCCGTCGATGTTCTTAGCTTCGGAAGGGATAGCGATTCCCAAAAAGCAGTTACGGGCTTGACGCTTGGCATTTTCTACGATTGCAAACTTCATTTTCACATCCTCAAGGTTTCTCATTCTCATACCCCTATTATACAGGGGAGTTTTGGAATTGCAAGCACAAAGTTTCCTTAAATTTTCGTAAGGTAGTCGAAAGCTCTGGAAACCGCAGTATCCAAAAACCCCCGCACAATCTCCCCACCAGCCTTGAAAACTTCGTGTACGGTGTAGGTGAGGAATGCACAAAAGGTCAGTATACAGGTGATCATTACGATATCGTAGAGCATGTTTTCCTCTTAAGCTACTTTGATGAAAATTTCGACTACGCCAGACTTCGTTGACAGTGTGACCAGAAATTTCCGACCGCTACCATCTTCAATCCTCATACCATTTACCAAACCAATGAATGGCATATCTACTGAATCATACAGCAGAATTTCATACCGACCACGCATAGCCTCTACAATATCGCTCAAAAGATAGACCTTGCGAATCGAGCGGGGTACTACAGTGTTCATTTTTCTTTTTCCTTTTTCTCTACTGGTTATATCGTCATTATACAGGGGAAACTTTAGTTGTCAAGTCCTATTCACCATCATATCCGACATACCAAATCTCACCTTTTTCATCAGCCATTTTCTTGAATCCCTTTTTTGCCATGTGACGATCTTGAATGAAATTATCTACAATTCCAAAAGCCTGAGCCATCAGCCAGAAGCCTACCGTCATGGAAAGATAGATGGTGGCAATCAGAGCGATCCAGCAGAGAGCAATTATGAGGCTTGTCATTTTCTTATTCCTGTTTTTTCTTTTCCCTACGTCTTATATCGTCATTATACAGGCTTTTCTTTAGCCGTCAAGCATATTTTCCAGAATTTTCGGAATATAATTTCATGCCAAACATAATTTTTCTTTGGCATGTTATTTGCTCTTTGCAAAAGTTGTGCCAAACTCAAAAAAATATGGATTCGACGTAAGTGCTTGAAGAATAAGGACTTAGAGATAGCCGGGGCGGGCCGATTCGACGTAAGTCCTTTGGTGGTAAGGGTTTACGTCAAGTGGCCTTTTCGCATCCCTCGTCCGTGGGGGTAGTTCCACCATAAGGCAGATCTTCCCCCCGGCTGGGGAGTGTACGTTTGGTTACCCCCCAAAATCAGTAGTAGATAAAATCGTTGACGATATTTCCTGCAATGTCAACCCCGATGAATTCATCCTCATCATCGCATGGGAAAAAATTCCTGATTTCCATTCCACTACCAAAAGCTTCAACCAAAAGAGCCCCACCAATACGGGCGATTCCCACCAGAGTATCGGGAGAGGAAGAATCTTCCCCATAGAGCAATTCATTCAGTTCGGCACGGGTGTTGATGGTGATCATTTTCATTTTTCCTTTTTCTACTGGTCTTTTCTCTTGTGTTTCAATTATACAGAGTATATCGTCCCCTGTCAAGCCCCCACCTTAGAAAAATATCGGACAAATTCCAGCCGAATATCTTCACGATTGAAAGGGAATTTTCCGTTGTAGGTATCGTTCCACATCTTCTCTACCATTGGCATAGCATCCATCCAAGTTTCGGCTGTTACGAATCCGAAACTCCACTCGCCACGGGAGGTTGCGACCAAAATCTCAAATTGAATTTCATTTTTCATTTTCATTTCCTTCTCTTGTGTTTTCCCTGTCATGCTTTCATTATACAGAGTATATCGGCAGTGTCAAGAAAATTCTGGAATATTTTTGAAATATAATTTCGTGCCAAATAAAATTTTTCTTGTGGTATGATATTTGCTAGTAGCGAATGCTGTGCCAAAGTTTCCTTACAATTTCGTAAGGTTGGCGCAACCCCATCAGTTTAGCTAATACTAGACGTAAGCTCTTGAGAAATAAGGACTTAGGTCGAGCCGGGGCGCCCCGTTTTGACGCAAGTCCTTTGGTGGCAAGACTTTACGTCGAATGGGTTTTGAGTAGTGAACAACCATACAGACCACCCCCCAAATAGGGTAGTGTACAGATGATCACCCCGCCTTAGATATACTTCTTGACTCCCCACTTGTAAGCAGTGATACGCTTACCCTCAATTCTCACCTTCCCAGTCTTCTTACTAGTGATCCTCAATTCTGCCTTGCTACCATCAGCACAATCAGCACAACGGTAGTAGACATCAAATCGATCATCCTTGCTCCAATTGATCACGATCATGCTGACATCCTCATTACGCAGGATGAAATTTGTGGTAGTACGATTGATGCTGCTATTCATGGGATCGAATCCTAGTAGGTTAATGGGTCTCTCACCATTCTACATTCATTATCGTCTATCGTCAAGCCTCCCCAATAAAAATTCTTCAAATATAATCTTGTGCCAAAAAACCTTTTTCTATTTGGTATACCATTTGCTCTATGCAAGTATCGTGCCAAACCGTGAAAAATTTTCATTTGACGTAAGTGTTTGATACATAAGGACTTAGAGCTATCCGGGGCCGCCCGATTTGACGTAAGTCCTTTATTCATAAGGGTTTACGTCAAGCCTGTGTTCACTACTGTACATACCAACACATACGCCCCCCATTAGGGGAGTGTACGCTTGGCTACCCTGCCATGTGGGGGTTGTGTCAGCCCCCCTCATCTTCGGGCGACCAGTCTACATCGTCAGGATCAACACCATCAAAAGCGTCAAGATCATAAACGTCCCCATCCTCAAAATTCTCAATATCCTCATCACCATCCTCAAACACCACATCACAATGTTCCCAGCAGCAGGGACACAACTCAAGATCGGCCACATCTATCACCACCTCTACACCACAGCATTCGCTCTTCATTGTCTTATTCCTTTTCCTGAGCCTGCAATTCGATAACCAATTTCCAGCACACATCAAACGTCACATGACGGGCCACTACCTTGCCACCGTACCACACTTCATATCGGTCGCCCGTGCGATTTGAAGTATTCCAGTAGATCATTTTTTTGCTCATTGAATTATTGTAGGGAAATTTTCTAGCCCTGTCAACCCCCCAAAATCAGTAGTAGATGCAATCGTCAACCACGATTCCGTTCGCGTCAACTTCAATCCATTCACCTTCATCTCCCATTGGGAAGAAACCAGTGATCTGGCGGAAATCAGTTTCCAAAGCTTCGGAGAGCAATTCTCCACCAAAACGGGCGACACCAACCAAAGTGTCATAATGTTCGGTAGTCCCACCATAAAGGATTTCGTTCAGTTCGGTGCGATTGTTGATGGTGATCATTTTCGTTGTCCTTTTTTCTATCGTTCTCTTCTCTTCTTCTACCATTATACAGACTCTATCGACGCTTGCAAGCAAAATCTTGAAAATTTTCAAAATATAATTTCGTACCAAATAAAAAAATTTTTTTCTATCCGAATGGCACACAATTTGCTCTATGCAAAAGTTATGCCAAACAAAATTATTCCGTTTTGGCACAAAATTTGCTAGCGCGGATCGATTTGACGTAAAGTGTTGATATATAAGGACTTAGAACGAGCGGGGGCGTCCGGATTTGACGTAAGTCCTTTAGATATAAGGGTTTAGGTCAAGTCCCCACCTAAAGGGGGGTTTTTTCATTCTAGATAAGCTGGGCAATTTAGGCAGGAAAAACGCCGGGTGGTCTACACATAACAAGCCCATCCCCTATAAATTAGCCAGTTTAATAGCCACTTTCTTTAAATAAAAAAAGGCAAGGCTCCTCCTAAGAACCCTGCCTCTTTTAAAACAGTACAATCTATTAACTTTAGTGTCCAAAAACTCCGTATCCATTAGCAACTGGATATAGTCCGCTAGGAAAAAAGGTCCACACTCCATTTATAATTAGCCAATTTCCCCCAACCTCTTGTTTTTGAACCAAAACCGGAACCATGTTAACTACTGGTGTTACCACCGGCACATAATTAACATAGTAACTTTGAACTGGAACTAGAACAACGGGAGATGATGCTACCATAGGAACCCACGGAACAACCACAGGAGTTTGTTGATATTGATGTTTTAACCAACATGGTCCCGCCCCCATAGAAGTTATTAATATTAATCCAACACATAGAGTTTTCAGTATCATAAAAGCCCCCTTTAATCTCCAATTCCTGCATCATAGACCTGACCATCGGCCGGGTTAACTAGATAAGGAACAATATTAGCACTAATGCCCACACTAACAGACTGAACACTACCATCTAACATTCCCATTAAACAAACCCCCGGATGTTCAGTATAGGGCTCATCATTACTACCAACATTATTAGTTGTCATAGCATATGAAGTCGCCCCAATAGTCTGAGGATTCTTAGTCTGATTATTAATCATCTGCAAAGTTCTAGAAGAAGCTGTTTCTTCAGCAGGATGACCACTCCAACCAGACGCATTATCTCCATCCGCCCAACGAGCAGGACAAGTTCCCGCTGCTGATCCACCCTGAGCGGCCGGATGAGTAGTTAGTGATCCATCGGTCCAATTAGAGTCCGCTGTTACTTGAACCATCTTACCACCCCTTAGTTTATACCAATCAGTATTTCCCGTTAGAGTAGGACTTCTTTTCCCACCATAATAAGAAACCCGGCTAGTATCTTCTGTAAAAACCGCCGTTTTACTTAAACCGTCCCTAATATTAGCTACTCTCTTAATAATATAACCACTTAAAGCCCCCTCAGCATAACTATTAGCAACAGATGCACCCGCCGCTAATGTTGCAGCATTTCGTTGACCATTAACTGGATTAATATCAGTATAAGCAAATGGCATATAATCACTAATACCAAAAGCGGCCGAACCACTTCCCCCAACATCAGTATTGGCTAAACTACTAGCGCACCTAAACAATGGAATATTATTCATTGCTAAAGTAGCATTATTAGTTGACCAATAAGGTTGATCATTATTCCATGCTGATGCTATATTATTATTTTCCGTAAAAGGCAATATAGCCTGAAACAGAGATTGTAAACAAAGAGCCTCCCTTCCACTAGCGAAATTCTTAAACTCCCCGCTATTAGGATAGTATCTATTAGCACTCTCAAAATTAGCAATACCAAGCGAAATTTGCTTAATATTATTTCCACAACTCATTCTCTGAGCAGCACCCCGCGCCGCTTGAACTGCTGGTAGTAACAAACCTACCAAAGTCCCGATAATAGCAATAACCACCAACAACTCTACTAGAGTAAAACCTTTTCTTTGCTGCATAAAATCTCCTTATATAAATTAAAAAGTAAAATTAAAAACAATTATAGACCACTTTCCGACACAACCGACGAACTAACATTATCACTACCAACCTCACTAGGAGCAAGAACTTTCTTAACTGGTCGCCCCCTTGGTTTACTTAACAACAACTTTCTTCGTTGTCTTCGTACCATAGCGGTACTAATCTTTTGACCACTAATTTGGCTTAATTTAACGGCCAATTCCTCATCAGGAATCGAAACATGATTATTTCTAATATATTCTATCTCATTTTGAGACCATTTTTTGTAAACTGACATTTAATTCTCCTTTTGGTGTTATAAATATTGACAAGTTATGTCCCAACTCATATTATATTATTAGTTGGCAACTTTTTCGCAAGGAGAGAAAATGTTAAAAGGTACAAATTTCAACATAGTTGGTTCAGTTTTGAGCGTTAAAGCCTCTGGTTCGGCCGATTACGACCAAAGGATAAAAGAAGAACTAAATTTACCAATAGGAAAAAGCATAGCGCAATTATTAGATGAAGAAAAAACCCAAAACAGAAAATGATAATATATCTTTGCCTAATGGGGTAACCCAAGAACAATTTTTAGAAGTATTAGATAATATAAGCAAAAGATTAGGACACAAGTTCAAATTTGCTTATCACGACTTTTCCGACATGAAACAACAAGCGGCCATTTTTGCCCTAGAGGGTTTACAAAATTATGATAATAGTCGCCCCCTAGAAAACTTCTTATGGACCCACGTTAGAAATCGCCTCTTTAATTACAAACGTAACAATTATCAAAGGCCCGACAAACCCTGCTTAACTTGTCCCCTCTTTGATAAAAACTATAAACTTTCTAAAAACCAGTGTTCAAAATATATTGATAAAGAAGAATGCGAACTATATATTTCATGGTTTAAAAGAAATGAAAATAAAAAGAATATTATTCAGCCCTCATCTATGGAAGCCGATACCCACACCAACAAAAAGAAAGATGTCGTTTCTTTACTCCAAGACAAAGAGATTATAGATTTTCTTGATGGTAATATAAAATCGGAATTTAGAGAGTCTTATTTAAAATTAAAGCACGGACTCAAAATCCCCAAACAACAGTTATTAAAACTTAAAGCCCACATCTTATTAATAATGGAGGAGTCCCAATGGAACCAGTTAAAATTCCACGAAAACGAGGACAACTAAGTTTAGAAGAAGAAAAATATATTACGGACAATTTTGGCGCCCTAGCAATAGAACAAATAGCCAACAACCTTAACCGTAATCCTGCACCAATCCAAAGATTTATTACCGAAAACCGTTTATATAATAATGAAGAAAAAGATGGCGACGAATTTTTAAGACAAAAACTATATAGTAAAACGTTTTGGAGCGAGGTACGTAGACAATTTGATGTTGATTCGGGCGAACTCCAATATTTCGAGGATACGTGGATTGGTCTTATTAAACAATTCCGCGAGGATGTTTTGCCCGCCGAAGAACTCCAAATCAAACAATTTATCACCATAGATATTCTTATTAATAGGAGTATGAAGGAAAGAAAGCGCCATATTAGTGAAACTGAAAAACTACAAAAAGTTGTTGACAAAGAATATGATAAGCCCGAAGATCAAAGAGATGTTGCTCGCTTAATGAACTTAGAACAACAGTTAAGTTTTGCACGAAATAGTATTGCTAATTATACCAACGAATATACCAAACTGCTAAATGAACAACAAAAAATTAGCAAAGACTTAAAGGCTACCAGAGAACAAAGAATCAAAAGAATAGAAGATGGCAAAAGCTCTTGGGTTGGCCTTATTCGGATGTTAGAGGACGAGACAATAAGAGAGCGAGAAGGCAAAGAGATGGAAATTATCAATATGGCAACTGGTAAATTCCGAAAACAACTTCAAGAATATCATTCTTATCAGGATAATACTATAGACATCCCCTTTTTAACCCCGGACACAATAGAGGAAAGAAATGACTAAAAAAGCTTTAATAACGGGAATAACCGGCCAAGATGGATCCTATTTAGCAGAAAATCTATTAGGCAAAGATTATAAGGTAGTGGGGCTACATAGAAGAAGTAGTGTTAATAATTTCGAGAGAATAAAGCATCTACTTAATAATAAGAATTTTATATTAGAGGAATTTGATCTTACTGATCCTAGCGACTGTTCTTATATTATTGAAAAATATCAACCCGATGAATTATATAATTTGGCGGCCCAAAGTCATGTTGCTACCAGTTTTAAGCAACCAACAACAACCTTTGAAATTAATACTGTGGGGGTTATTAACTTGTTGGAGGCTTTACGGGTTAGGTCACCTCATACCCGGTTTTATCAGGCATCTACTAGTGAAATGTTTGGGGAAAATTATGATGGGGCCGAAGGAGCAAAATATCAGAACGAAAATACTTCATTCTTACCTCAGAGTCCTTACGCTGTTGCTAAATTAGCTAGTCATCGCATGGTTCAAATAACACGGGAATCTTACGGGTCTTTTGCTTGTTCGGGTATTTTATTTAATCACGAGAGTCCTCGACGGGGCGAAAATTTTGTTACTCGAAAAATTACAAAATATATTGGGGGATTAGCTAACGGAATTATTGATAAGTCTGTAAAATTAAAGTTGGGAAATATCGAGGCAACAAGAGACTGGGGTCATGCTAAAGATTATGTTGAGGCTATGTATCTTATGCTTCAACAAGATGTTGCTAGTGATTATGTAGTAGCAACGGGTCAAGCTTATACTGTTAGGGAATTTTTAGATAAAGCTTTTAGTTGTATTAATCTAGACTATAAAAATTATATAGAAATAGATCCTGAACTTTATAGGCCAGCAGAAGTAGTTTACCTTAAGGGAGATAGTTCAAAAGCCCACCAAAGACTAGGGTGGAAGCCAACTATTTCTTTAGACTCTTTGGTTGAAGATATGGTATTTAGTGATATAAGGGCCAATAAAAGTGTATAGAAACTTTGAAGATCCTCAATATAAAAAATGGAGAAAAGAAGTTTACAAAAGAGACAAGCATACTTGTCAGTGGCCGGGATGTTCTTGTAAGAAAAGATTAAATGCTCACCATATTAAAACTTGGGCAAATTTTCCAGGTTTAAGATTCGATATTAATAACGGGATTACTCTCTGTTATGATCATCATAAATCTATTAAAGGTATGGAAGAAATTTATTCATCAGTTTTCCTTCAAATGGCAATAAATAATGCTAAACCAAAATGAATTTACAATAATAGTTGATACTAGAGAGCAACAACCGTGGACTTTTGATCATTACGCGGTAGCAAAAAGGAAATTAGATACCGGAGACTATAGCATAGAGGGCTTAGAATCAGTATTAGCTATAGAACGAAAGAAAAGTGTTAGCGAAATAGCAAATAATATCACGGAATCTAGATTTCAAGATGTTGTAGAAAGATTGAGTCAACTTAAACATTCATTTATTTTATTTGAATTTGATCTAGAAGATGTTCTAGTTTATCCCATAGGTTCTAGCTTGCCTAAAAAAATGTGGAATAAGATTAGAGTTACTCCAGCATTTATAATGAAACATATACTAGAACTACAATTAAACCACAATATTAAAATCGTATTTTGTGGTTCTGCTAGTAATGCTGAAAAAATGGCAGAATATATTATGAAAAAAATCTATTATATAGAAAAAATTAAAGATACCAATGGATGATCATAAAAAAATATACGAAGACGCATGGTTAGGATTAGGAGATATATCTCTAATTACTTTTGATCATAATCTTATGATTAATAGGTCTAGGGAAGATATAGAAAATCCAGACCTTCATCTAATGAGACTGTTACGAGATCCAAAATATTTAGGAACAACATGTAAATTATTATTCAATATTGAATTACATCCTATACAAGTAGCCATCTTACAAGAGTTTTGGGTAAGAGCATTTCCGATGTTTATTGCGAGTAGAGGATTTGGTAAAGCTTTATCTCCAGATACTCCAGTACTATCTGAACATGGATGGAAGAACATAAAAGATATATCTGCTGGAGAAAGAGTCTATGGTTCAGATGGACAACTGACTAATGTTACTGGAACTACAATAGAGCAGAAAAATTTAAAATTTTATAAAATTACACTTAGAGACAATAGGACCATAAGATGTTGTGAAGATCATTTATGGAAAATTTGGGATAAAAATCAAAATAGAAATAATAAACAAAATAACTATACAACTATTTCTACTAAAGAAATGTTTAAAAATTATTACTGGGATCGTACAGGAGAAAAAAGTAATGGCAAAGAATTTAGATATGCTTTACCTATTAATAAACCTATATCTAATTGGCCTAAAATAACACATATAATACATCCATACATAGTAGGAGTACTTTTGGGAGATGGTTGTTTAACTCAAAAAACAATTACAATAACTTCAAGAGACCAAGAAATTATAGATAGAGTTAATAGTTTACTTCCTAATGGATATAAAGCAATAAAACATAAATCTTCATTATGCTCTTTTGGTATTAAAAGAACTGACAAGAAATTACCAGCATTTTATAAACTATGTGAACAGATAGGTATATGGAAATATAATTCTAGCACTAAATTCATACCAAAAGATTATCAGTTTTGTTCTATTGAACAAAGACTAGACTTATTAAAAGGGTTAATGGATACGGATGGATATTCTGACAGGACAATAAAAGAATACTATACAATTTCTCAGCAATTATCAGACGATTTTCTAAATGTTGCTAGGTCTCTAGGATTTCATTGCAAGCATACCATTAAAGAATCTTGGATAAAAGATACTCAATATTCTGATTGTCATAGGATATCTATTTATACTAACGAACCCATTTTCTATTTATCTCGAAAATTAGAATATTTAAACTATAGCGTTTCTAAACAAGGTCAATCTAAATACGATAAAGTATTTATTATTGATATTCAAGAAGACGGTTATGATAATGGATATTGTATATCTGTAGACAATAAAGATAAAACATATATTATAAAAGACTATATTGTAACCCATAATTCTTTTATCATGGCGCTATATTGTATTTTAAGATGTACATTTTTCCCAGGAACAAAAATAGTAGTAGTGGGCGCTGCTTTTAGACAGAGTAAAATCATATTTGAATATATGGAAACTATATGGAGAAATAGTCCCATATTAAGAAGTATATTTAATAGCAATAATGATGGTCCACGAAGAGACGTTGATCGTTGTACCATGAGATTAGGAGATAGCTGGACAATAGCTATTCCTATGGGTGACGGTTCCAAGATCAGAGGATTACGTGCTCATATAATTATTGCAGATGAATTTGCGTCTATATCTCCTGATATTTACGAGACAGTAGTATCAGGATTTGCTGCCGTATCTGCTAATCCAATACAAAATGTAAAAGAATTTGCAAAAAAGAAAGCTATGACAGAAGCGGGATTGTGGAATCCAGAATTAGAAGCTCTTAATACAAAAATGGGAAATCAAGCCATAATATCAGGAACAGCAGATTATGACTTTAAACATTTTGCAGGCTATTGGAAAAGATATAAGGGAATTATACAAAGTAGGGGAGATAAACAAAAACTAGAAGAATTATTTAAGGGAGAAGTTCCAGATAATTTTAATTGGAAAGACTATAGTATTATTAGAATACCCTATGAATTAATTCCAAAAGGATTTATGGATGATAAGCAGGTATCGAGAGCTAAAGCTACAATTCATACTGGCATATATAATATGGAATATGGGGCATGTTTTATGAGTGATAGTGAAGGATTCTTTAGAAGAAGATTGATTGAGAGTTGTGTAGTTTCTGAAAATAATCCAATAATCATAGATAATAAACAAATACTATTTGAGTCAGCAGTTGTTGGAAATCCAAACTCTCAATATATTTATGGAATCGACCCCGCTAGTGAACAAGATAATTTTAGCATAATAATATTAGAAGTTTTTCCTACTCATGCTAGAGTGGTATATTGTTGGACTACTAATAGAAATAATTTTAAAGAAAGACTAAAAACAGGACTAGTAAAAGAACATGATTTTTATGGATTCTGTGCTAGAAAAATTAGAAACTTAATGAAAGTATTTCCTTGTATTAGAATTGGTCTAGATGCTCAGGGTGGAGGAGTAGCTATTGAAGAGGCGCTACACGATCCCTCTAAGCTAGAAGAAGGAGAACATTTAATTTGGCCCGCAATAGACCCTGATAAATCTAAAGACACTGATGATCAAACAGGATTACATATTTTAGAATTAGTTCAGTTTGCCAAAGCAGAATGGACAGCTCAGGCTAATCACGGATTAAGAAAAGACTTAGAAGATAAAGTTTTATTATTTCCAAGATTTGATAATTTAACATTAGGATTAGCTTTAGATAGTGAAGGACAAGATATATTAAACTCTGATATGAAAAATTTATATGATAATCCTAGTGAATGTATTTTAGAAATAGAAGAACTAAAGAATGAATTAACAACTATTGTTATGACTCAAACTAGTACTGGTCCTAATGCTAGAGATCGTTGGGATACTCCAGAAATTAAAATGCCCAATGGTAAAAAGGGTAGATTAAGAAAAGATCGTTATAGTTCATTAATTATAGCAAATATGTTAGCTAGACAATTAAATAGAATTTTACAGCCAGTAATCTATGAAGTTGTTGGGGGAAATGCCAGAAACATGCTTAAAAATCAAGGAGCAATGTACAAGGGGCCAGATTGGTTCACCAGTGGTGGGGCTAATGATGATTCCTATGTCGGAGTTTATAGATAAATTGGTGTAATACTAATATGATTCAAATGCATTTCAATCAAAAAATTTAGATAATAAATAATTATGGCTAAAAAATATCCCAAAAGTGAAATTATACAAAATGCTTCAGCAGTAGTACCTGAAGAAGCTTATGTTACTTGGGGAGATGACTTACAAAGTAAACAAGATGCCATAACAAAATCAGCAGGTTCTTTAGAAGAATTCGTAGGAATACACAAAGCAGAAGCTGCTGGAAGAAGATATAGTTTAGATTATTCAAATTTAAGTCCAAATACTTCTGGTAGGCCGGGACTAACAAGATCAGACTACTATTATTTTCGTCCGGACGAAGCTCCTCCAAAAGATCTTAAACTAATTATTAGAAGATCAGAAGATATTTATCAAAAGGTAGGATTAGTAAAAAATGTTATTGATTTGATGGGTGATTTTGCTGCTCAGGGAGTAAGAATTGTTCATAGAAATAAAAGAATTGAAAGATTTTATAAGCAGTGGTTTAAAAAAATTAGAGGAAAAGATAGAAGCGAAAGATTTCTTAATAATTTATATAAGACTGGTAATGTTGTTGTTAGCAAACAGACAGCTAAACTTAGCCTAAGAGTTTCCGATAAATTATATCAATCAATAGCTAGTCCAGATATACAAGTACAAGACTTAGACATTATAAGAACGGAAAAAAGAGAAATTCCTTGGGTCTATACCTTTATTGATCCTGTTTTAGTAGAGGTTGCAGCAGGATCACTATCTTCTTTTGTTAATGATTCTCAAAAAAGATACGAATTAACTCTTCCAGCTAATTTAAGAAGAACCATAGTAACTCCAAAAACAGAATCTGAAAAAGCTGTTGTTTCACAGCTACCTTTGGTGATTATTGAAGCAGCAAAAAACAAGACTAGATATCCTTTGGATCCAGAAAAAACATCAGTCTTCCATTATAAGAAAGATGATTGGCAAACTTGGGCCTATCCAATGGTATATGCTATTATGGATGATATTACTGTTTTAGAAAAATTAAAACTAGCAGATATGGCCGCTTTAGATGGTGCTATTTCTAATATTAGAATTTTTAAATTAGGAAGCTTAGAACATAAAATCGCTCCAACAAAAGCAGCTACCGCTAAACTAGCTAGTATTTTAGGTAATAATGTTGGAGGAGGAACAATGGATATTGTTTGGGGGCCAGATCTTGAGCTGATCGAATCCAAAACAACAGTTCATAATTTCTTAGGTGAAAGTAAATATATTCCTCATTTAAATTCTGTTTATGCAGGATTAGGAATTCCTCCTACTCTAACTGGAACTTTCGGAGCTAGCGGAACAACAAACAATTTTATTAGCTTAAAAACTCTTACTCAAAGACTACAGTATGGAAGAGATGTTTTAGTAAGTTTTTGGGAAAAAGAAATTGAACAAGTTCAAAAAGCAATGGGTTTTAAATATGCCGCTAAAATAGAGTTTGATAGGATGGATCTAAGTAATGAAGATACAGAAAAAGCTCTATTAATTCAACTAGCGGATAGAAATATTGTATCTGATGAAGTTATTCAAGGTAGATTTGGTTTTGATTCAGAAATGGAAAAGACCAGACTTAATAGAGAAAATAAAGATAGAAAAACAAATAGAATGGTCAATAAAGCTGGTCCTTGGTTTGATCCTCAATTTAGCAACTCTTTGAAGAAGATAGCTCTACAAACAGGGGTAGTAGCTCCTAGCCAAGTAGGACTAGAATTAGACAAGAAGAAATCTGGGGAAAAAACGGCTATGGAATTAAAGATTCCTCCTATGGGTGCTTCTCCTCCTACTAAGCTTGGCAACGCTCCGGTTTCGGATGCGTTGCCTAAAGAAGCTGGTGATGGTAGGCCAAAAATGGCGAAAGACACACAAAAAAGAAAAACGAAAACCTTCAAACCCCGAACTGGAGCTAAATTAACTATCTGGGCCAATGCAGCACAAGATAAAATTAGTGACATTATTAATCCAGTATTATTAGAATTCTATAATAAGAAAAATTTAAGAAGTTTATCTAATAATGAAAGTCAAGAATTAGAGATAGTTAAAACAAATATATTGTTTAGTATACTCCCCGATTCTAAAATAAATGAAGATATAATAGTTAATGCCTTTAATAAGACGCCCCAAACACAATCATTATCTGCACAATATTATTCTTGGCTTAAAAATCTACAGTCTGATCTTGGTCGAGAATTATCTGTTGATGAAAATAGACAAGCTAAAGCTACTTTTTATTCTATGGTGTATGGTGATTCTATAACCGAGGAGTAAATTATGCCAAAAATTTTTGAACAAGAAATATTAGATGGGTTAGAAGATGCGCTTAAGGCGTCCTCATCTATTAGTTACGCTTCTATTGCAAACTCTTGCGTCAAGCCCAAAAATACAGATGGTGTTAAATTTTATAAGAGTGTTGCTTCTATAGAGGACGCTGATCTTTATTATACTCAGTCTATTTTAGTAACATCTTCTTGGAATAAAAATGACGATATTTTTGACAAAGTAGAAGTATGGAACGCTAAAGATACTCCCGAAGATAAGCCAACCAATTTAGAGCATGATGAGAGTGTTATTGTTGGACATATAACAAGTAATTGGCCCATTACAGAAGAGGGCGAATTAATTTCCGAAGATATTAATCCAGAAATGCTACCAGATAAATATCACATATTAACAGGCTCAGTTATTTATAAGGGATTTAGTAATGAAGATCTCAGAGAACGATCTGCTAAACTAATATCTGAAATAGATAATGGTACAAAGTATGTTAGTATGGAGTGTTTCTTTAAGGGTTTTGATTATGGATTAATTAATAAAACAACTGGAGAGTATACTGTATTATCTAGAAATGAAGCTACAGCATATTTAACAAAATTTTTAAGAGCATATGGCGGAATTGGAGAACATGATAATTATAAAGTTGGTAGAGTTCTTAGAAATATTACTTTTAGTGGAAAAGGTTTTGTTGATCGTCCAGCAAATGAAGATAGTATAATTTTTACAAAAAATATCTTCCCAGAAAAAAATGATGATTTTTCTTTATCAGGTGTATCTATTTCACAGTCAAATAATAAATCGGAGACTATAACTATGAGTTCAGAAAAAAAAGTTGTTGAAACAGTGGTTGCTAATGAAGCTGTAGTTGATACCGCAACAGTTAGTACAGTTGAGACAACTCTAAAATCTCAAATTACAGAGCTAACACAAAGCAATGAACAGCTAAAAACAGAAGTATCTGAAGCTGCTAGAAAAAGCGAAGAGCAAATCAAAGCTATCAAAGAAGAAGCCGCTCAGAATATTGTTAGTGTTCAAGAAGAACTAAAGAAAATACAAAGTGAGATCGAAGCTGCAAATGAAGTTATTGCTGCTTATAAGGCAAAAGAGATGGAAATGGTTAAGAAAGATAAGAAGATGAAGAGACAAGCAGCTCTTGTTGAGCAGGGCATCGATCTTGATGTTGCAACAAGCACAGTTGAAAAATTTGAATCTTTAGATGATGAAGCTTTTGATGCCATGACCAGTCTTTTTGCTGGCAAAATGCCTCCTTGGTTGGAAAACATAAAGAAAAAAGATTCTAAGACTGAAGATTCTAAAGACGCTAAGAAAAAGGCATCCGAAGAGAATTCAGATGTTAAAGTCCTAGAGACTGCTGAAGTTGAAGCTAGTGTTAATCTTGCTGTTGGCGAAGAGTCAACTGAAGAATCAGCAGAAGTCGAAACCACAAGAGCAGCATTAAACGAATTTGTTTGCAGTAGATTAGGTAAAAAACACAAATAATAAGGGAGAATAGCAATGGCTTTAAAACCAGATCGTATTGAACTTTTGACTGATATTTCATTTTTCATGAATACTGTCGCCGAAAGAGGCGGAGTAGCTTGTGTAACAGTTTCCGGCGCTTCCGGCGTCGCTATGGATGATTCCGCCGCTGTCGTAGCTTATGCTGCCACAGTATCTGGATCAAAACCAATCGGAGTTCTGTTGAACGATGTTGTTAATATTGATCTAACAAGACAACATATCAACTGGAACAGAGACGAAGTTCAGCTAGGCGGCAAGGTAACTCTGCTCCGTCAGGGTCAGGTATCAACAAACAAGGTAGCTGGAACTCCTGCTGCGGGCGTAGACGCTTATGTTGGTGTTAGTGGTCTAATTGGCACTAGCTCAACTAATGCTGTTAAGATCGGCACCTTCTTGAGTCAGGTTGATGCCGACGGTTACGCTAAAGTTTCAGTAAATCTATAATTTGTTTTACCAATAAAGGGAGAAAAGAACATGTCAGCTAAATCCGAAAAGTTTACAGCAAACCCAGCCTTAACCGATCTTTTGATTCGTTCTGGCTCAAACCACAAAGAGACCAGTCTAGCCGCTAATGCAGAAATTGCAAAAGCTCTAGAACTACCTTTGCGTAGAGGTCTAATGAGTGGTAATATTCTAGATGGTATTTTCGAACCAATTCAGTTGGCTCAGAGTGCTACTCCAGAATTTCCTCTTGATTTCTTGGCTCCTGGAACAGAGAAGGACTTTGTGGCCTACACAATTCCTAATCATGGTTATATTCCAGAACGCCACGTTGAGAGCGATTACGTTATGGTTCCAACTTATGACGTTGGTTCCTCAATCGATTATCTTCTAAAGTATGCCCGCGATGCCCGTTGGGACGTTGTTGGCCGCGCTATGGAAGTTCTCGAAGGTTCTTTCGTTAAGAAACTCAATGATGACGGCTGGCACACACTAATGGCTGCTGGTGTTGATCGTAACATCGTAGTTTATGATAGTGATGCTAATACTAGTCAGTTTACCAAACGATTGGTAAGCTTGATGAAGACAGTTATGCGTAGAAACGGTGGTGGTAACTCCGCTAGTAACAACCGTGGTATGTTGACTGATCTTTATGTTTCTCCAGAAGCGATGGAAGATATTCGTAACTGGGGAATTGAGCAGGTTGACGAAACTACTCGTAGAGAGATCTATACTGCTGCTGATGGTAGCATCAACCGCATTTTCGGTATCAATCTGCATGACCTAGACGAACTAGGTGTTGGTCAAGAATATCAGTTGTTCTACAGTAGCACATTGGGTGCTAGTATGCCAAGTGGTAAGACCGAAGTTGTTGTTGGTCTTGATCTTCGTAAGAACGATAGTTTCATTATGCCAGTTCGCCAAGAAGTTCAGATCTTCGAAGATGATACCCTACATCGTCAGAAGAGGGCTGGTTTCTACGGCTGGGCTGAACAGGGTTTTGCAGTCTTGGATAATCGTAGAGTATTAGTCGGAGCTCTATAATATTGTCTATATAAAAAAACGATTAAGGGCTAGAGTAAAATCTAGCTCTTTTTTGTGTACCTAGCTAGGACATATGGATTGACACAACTAGGATTCGCCTTATTATAATAAAAAGGAGACCATATGCTACAAAATGAAAAAACCGTAAAAGATTTCGGATACTCTATTGATAGTTTATCTGATTTTTCAAATAAAAAAATTATAGTGAATTGTGATTATTGTGACAATATAATCATCAAATCTTATAAGTCTAGAAATATTCAAAATTCTATATTAGATAAAGATTGTTGCAACTCTTGTAAATTCAAAAAAAGAGAAGAGCTATCCCTGTTAAAATATGGAGTAAAAAACTCTAGTCAGAGAAGTGAAATTAAGTCTAAATTATCTAATTATAATATTGAAGACTATAAAGATAGGATCATAGAACTAAATAGCCAAGGATACTCTATGCAAAATATCTCTTGTAAATTAAATATACCAAAAACTTCTTTAAATAGATATGTTAAAACTATACCTATTAATGTTTCTAAAAATGATATACAAAGCAAAAAAAATAAAACTTTAATTGAAAAATATGGAGAAAATTGTCAACAGTTAATGTCTGAAAAAAGAAAAAAAACAAACTTGAATAAATTTGGCTATGAGAATCCATTTCAAGATCCTAATATTAAAACTAAAATTAAAAATAATAACTTAGAAAAATTAGGAGTAGAACATCACTCTCAAGATCCTCAAAATCAAGAGAAAAAGAAAAAAACCAACATACAAAGATACGGTCACGATAATGTTGCAAAAATACCAGAAATTCAGGCTAAAATCAAACAAACAAATCTAGAAGTCTACGGATATGAACACGCAACACAAAATATAGATATTAAACACAAGATAGTATCTACTATGATAAAAAATGGAAATGCAAATTACTATAATAATAAAACCAGTAAAGAATGGGCAGAGCAAACAGGATATTGTGTTAGTAGATTTAATCAGCTGGTCAATGATTATGGTTTTGAAATTGCTAGTAAAATGGAAAGAGGAAATAAATATACTTCTTTAGAGCAAAGTCTGAAATTGTTTTTAGAAGAATTAAAAACCCCCTATGAACAACAATTTCGAATTAAATATAGTAATGATAAAACATATATATCTGATTTTAAGATAAATAATTTATTAATAGAATGCGATGGTTTATACTGGCACAGCGATTCTGTTCAGAAAGATAATAAGTATCATTCTCAGAAAAAACAAGTCTATGACAACAATAATTATGAATCTTTATTTTTTAGAGAAGACGAACTCAGAGATAAGTCAGACATAGTAAAATCAATCATATCAAATAAATTAAACTTATCAAATAGAATTTATGCTAGAAAATGCGAAATAGTTAAACTATCAAATTTAGAAAGCGATAAATTTTTTACAGATAATCATTTAATGGGCAAAGGCAAAGGGGATACTTTTTGTCTAAAATATGAAGACCAACCAGTTTGCTGCATAAGAATTAAAAAACTAAAAGATCAGAATTATGAAATATCTAGATTTTGCAATAAAATAAATATGTCTGTAGTTGGTGGATTTAGCAAGCTATTAAATAGTGCTATAGTTCAAATCAAACCTTCATCGGTTATAACATTTATTGATAGAAGATATGGTGGAAAAGGAGATTATTTAACCAAATTGGGTTTTTCTTATATTCATACCTTTAATAGTTTTAAATGGACTGATGGACAAAATTCTTTCCATAGACTACAATTTCCGGGGAATTCTGGTTATGGTAAAAATCTATATAAAATTTGGGATTGTGGACAAGCTAAATGGGTACTTAATGTCTCTTAGGTGTATAACTATCATATTACCGATAAAATAAATCAAATATTAAGGCTAATACTATGGCAGCAGGCAAATACGATTTTGCTATAGAGCAGGGAACATCATTTAGATTATCTTTCATATATAAAGATAGCGATGGAAATGTTATAAATTTGACTAATTGGTGTGCTAGATTAATATGGAAAACTAATGCTAATGCTATGCAAACCTTTACTTCTACTAATATAGACTATAGTGTTTATAAATTTACTATAGAACCCTTATTAGGAAAAGTAACCCTATTATTCCCTGCTGAAACTACCAATGATTTTGCTTTTACGAATGCTAAATATGACTTAGAATTACAGTCTCCCGATAATTTATATGTTGGAGGAGGTAAATATACTGTAAGAATTTTATATGGAATAGTAACAATTACTAAACGATATAGTCAAAGCTCTACAGCGTTGGAGTGTCAAGTATGAGTAATTTTATAGTTGAAATACTAGATCAGGGCGCTAATACTATTGAAATAGAAACTAGTTTAATTACTAATGATAATAATATAGAGATTCAAAATTATACAGCTTATATTATAGATATTATAAATGTAGATAAAGTATTGGCTTCAGATATATTAGACGATATTCCAGTTACTAAAATAGATGGGCTAGATAATTATTTAGACTATTACGAATTTGATTGCGGAACACCATAAAAATATGTGGAGAATAAAATGCCAGTTCAAACTAGAATTCAAATAAGAAGAGGCACTAGCGCCCAGTGGACAGCATCAACCGATGCTCTTAGTTCTGGAGAAATAGGCTATGATACCACATTAAAAAAAATAAAACTGGGAGATGGTAGTACATTATTTAATAGTTTGCCTTGGTTGAGCGTTTTACCGTCCGGAGCGGGCGGTTTATCTGGTACTAGCGGAATATATTTAATTGGCGATTCTTCTGGAGGAGTCTTAATTAGTTTAACAGGATTAAAGATTGGCTCAGATATCCAAGCTTATGACGCTGGATTAAATAGTATAGCTAATCTAAATACAGTTAGTGGAAATTATATTTATACTACTGGAACAGACGCTTATACTACAGGAACTATAACAGCTTTTGCCCGAAATCTTTTAGCAGCAGCAGATGCAGCAGCATCAAGAGTTTCTCTTGGTTTGGGAACTATAGCTACCGAACCTAGTGGTAATTACGCTTTAACTTCTCATACTCATCTATGGTCAAATATCTCTGATGCTTCCTCAAGAGCAACATTAACAGAATTAAGTTATTTATCAGGAGTTAGCCCCGGAGTTGGTTCTGGTACTAGGGCCGTTGTACTAGATTCTAATAAAGACTTTTCCGGTATTAGAAACTTAACTATGACGGGGGATTTAACAGTTCAAAATTTGAATGTTAATGGAACCACCACTACTGTTAATAGTACAACGGTAAATATTGGAGATAATATTATTAGGGTTAATACTAGTGGATTAACTACTGGAGGTATTGAAGTTTACACCCCATCCTCAACTGTACAATCTTTATTATGGAATAATCCTAATAATAGATGGGAATTTACTGGTGGAAATGTTTATACTAGTGGATATTTCTTAAGTTCTATTAGTGGTGGAACCGCAGTATCATTATCTTATATAAGCGGAGTTAGTGCTGCTAGTCCAACGTATTTGTATAATTGCGCTATTGATGGAGGATCTCCTTGACATAAAAGGATAATAATTTATATCAAATATATAGGAGAGGATATTAATGCCAATTAATGATTTAATTCAATTAAGAAAAGGAACTAGTTCTCAGTGGAGTTCTAGTAATCCAATATTAGCTAGTGGAGAACCAGGATATGATGTTACTGGTAAAGTTCTAAAGATAGGAGATGGAGTTACGGCTTGGAATAGTTTAAGCGGAATATCTTCTTCTGCTGGAGGATCGAATTATGATCCTGCTAATGTTAATATTACTGGTGGATCTATCAACGCTACTAATATAGGATTATCAACAGCAGGTACTGGTAATTTTAGTAGTTTAAAAGTAAATAATACTGAGGTTAGTTTAAGTGGACATATTCATTCTACTGGAGATATAACGGGATTATACTCTGCTATTACCGGATCTATTTCTACATCATTATCTGGGGTTTCTGGTATTCAGTTATCCTATAATAGTAGTACTGATACATTATTTATTGGAACAACAGGATTACAGCCTAGCGGGAATTATGCAGCGTCGGTTCATACTCACACCTCAAGCAACATTACCGACTTTAACAGCAGTGTTAGTGGACTAGTTAATGGTATTTACGCTCCGTTATCTGGGGCGTCTTTTAGCGGAGCCATTTCTTCAACTAGCGGAAACTTTAACGCTTTAACGGTTACTGGCATTCCAGTTAGTATCAGCGGACATTCACACTTGTCAACAGATATTTCCGATAGTACAACTGTTGGACGAGCATTATTAACTTCAGCAAATGCAACTGCTCAAAGAACATCTTTGGGATTAGGAACGATAGTAACATATAATAGTGGAGACTATTCTTTAATTTCACATTCTCTATCTATAGGTAGTGGAAATAATAATATTGCTATAAGTTATCCAGCAACCGGAGTATTAAATATAGTTGGTAGCGGAGGAACTAGTTTAATTTATGATAATATTTTAAAACTATTAACAATAGCTAGTAGTGGAACTTCTTCAGTATCTAGCGGCCCCGTTAGCTCAGTAGGATCAGATTTATTTTTATGGTCAAATTTCAGATAAAAGATAAAGGAGAATATTATGGCAAGTAGTCCAGCTTTTGCAACAGGTCCGAGAATAGGATTTGTTCAAGTTACCGGTGCTAGTGCAGGAGTTAGAGATGGAACAGGATTAACATCTAATGCTGTTACATTATTAATAGGTGGAGTTAGCGGTACAAGAATAGCTGAAATATCAGCACAGGCAGCAGTTACAACTACTGCTGGTATGGTAAGAATTTTTGTTAGTGGCGTTGATACCACAGGAGCTAGTACAGTTAGAATGTGGGATGAATTAACGATAGCGGCTGTTACTCCAGCAGCAGGAACAATAGCAGCAAGAACTACAAAACTGTATAATAATTTAGTATTACCAAATACCAACTGGAGATTAGTTGCAACAACAGAAGTTGCCAATGCTATTAACGTATTTGCAATGGGAGCAGATTTGTGAATAATGGGATTTTTAATATAAAAGAAGGATCTAATGCTAGTATTAATGGCGGACTAGTTAGTATGCCTCTTGATACTAATGGTGGAGCTTCAGTTTTTCCAACTCCATATGGTTTGAGTGCTAGTAATCCTGATGAAGACTTTGTAGTAATGATTGATACAACAATTAATGCTACAACAGCTAGTCCAACAACATTAATCCTTCCTATTACAGCGGGAGCAACTGTTGATTGTACAGTATTTTGGGGAGATGGAACTAGCGATTACTATAATACTTCTGGAGATAAAACTCACACTTATGGTGGTCATGGGACTTATATTATTAGAATAAGGAGGACTTTATCCTCTCTTGGAGATACAGCGGGTAGTGTCGGTTTAAACAGTTTGGGGTCTAAAACTATTAAAATCTTGAGTTTTGGAAACATAGGACTGAATAGTATTAATAATGCATTTGGTGGATATTATAGTACTGGAACAAAATCTTATATTCTTCCACTAATCGATATTCCATTATATCTGCCGTCTGGATTAACGAATTTAAATGCTCTATTTAGTTTCTGGGGTAGCGCTGCTGCTCAAAGCCCGTTAGCGATAAATACATATTTCCCACCATCTTTATACTCTTCCTCTTCTCAAAGAATAGCGGCAGCTATAAAAGGTTGGAATACCAGCAACGTAACAAATATGGGGAGTTTATTTTTTGGAAATACAGCACTATTAAATTCAATAAGTAGTATGAACGCTATTAGTAATTGGGACACTAGTAGTGTTACCGATATGAGTTATATGTTTTTTCTAAATTTTAGTTATCAAGGTCAAGGTGGGATTGCTCCCGACGTATCAAAGTGGAATGTTAGTAAAGTTACGAATTTTTTCAATATGTTTGGTTATGCTAGTTTTACAAATCAAGATTTTAGTAATTGGGATACTAGTAGTGCAATCAATATGGGTAGTATGCTTGGACCAACAAACTTTAATAATGCTGGAAGTATTACAGGAGGTATTGCTTTATGGAATGTTGGTAATGTAACCACTATGGCTTCAATTTTTCGTAATAATACTCATAATGCTAATCTTAGTAATTGGAATGTGGGGAAAGTTACAACATTTGATAATATGTTTTTAAGTTGCTCTTCTTGGAATAACGGCGGAAGCTCTGGTATAAATGGATGGAATACTAGCTCTGCTATTAATATGAATAATATGTTTAATGGGGCAAGTATTTTTAATCAACCTATAGGAAATTGGCAAGTTAGTGGTGTTACTAATATGAGTTCTATGTTTTCGAATACTAATAATTTTAATAATGGTAATAATCCTAATATTAGTGGATGGAATACTAGTAATGTAACTGATATGAATAGTATGTTTGTAAATGCTAACAGTTTTAATCAACCTATAGGGTCTTGGAATGTTGGTAACGTTATTAGTATGAATAATATGTTTAATACGAGTATTAATATAAATGCATTTAATCAAGATATAGGCTCTTGGGATGTTGGTAAAGTTCAAAATATGTTCAGGATGTTCTACGGTCTTTTTGGTGTTTTGGGTCGTAATTCATTTAATAATGGAGGATCAAGCAGTATTAGTGGATGGAATACTAGTAGCGTAACAAATATGAGTGATATGTTTAATGGAGCATATAATTTTAATCAACCTATTGGTAGCTGGAATACTGGTAAAGTAAATACTATGAGTACTATGCTTGCTAATTGTACTGGCTTTAATCAAAATATTGGTTCTTGGAATGTTAGTGGAGTTACTACTTTTAATAGTATGTTTGCTGGTCCTACTACAGGATCTTTATTTAATAATGGAGATAGTTCTAGTATTAGTGGATGGAATACAGTTAGTGCTACTAACATGGCTAGTATGTTTAGTTTTTGTACTGGATTTAACCAACCTATCAACTCATGGAATACATCCAAAGTCACCGATATGAATAGTATGTTTAGTAATGCTAGTGGATTTAATCAAAGTGTTAGTTCTTGGAATGTTAGTGGAGTAACTAATTTTAGTAATATGTTTTTTAATGCTAGAGCTTTTAATAATGCTGCTGATACTGGAATAGGAAATTGGAATACTGGTAGAGCAACTACTATGAGTAATATGTTTAACTATACATTATTTAATCGAAATATAGGAAATTGGAATGTTAGTGGAGTTACTGATTTTACTTATATGTTTAATCAAACAAATTTTACCAATGGTGGATCAGCTAGTATCAGTGGCTGGAATACAAGTAGCGCTACTGGTATGATTGGTATGTTTAGAGGACCAGGAAACGGTTTTAATCAACCAATAGGTTCTTGGAATGTTAGTAAAGTAACAGATTTTAGTCTTATGTTTAATAGTAATGGAACATTTAATCAACCTCTTAGTGGTTGGAATACTTCTAGTGCCACCAATATGAATGCTATGTTTACTACTGCTTCAGCATTTAATCAAGATATAGGAAATTGGAATGTTAGTGGTGTTACCAATATGTCTAGTATGTTTTTTAATGCTACAGCTTTTAATAATGGAGGAAGTTCTAGTATTAGCGGATGGAATACTAGTAATGTTACCACTATGGCTAATATGTTTATTTCTGCAAACTCTTTTAATCAGCCTATAGGAAGTTGGAATACTAGTAATGTTAATATTATGAATATTATGTTTAGCGGAGCTTCTATTTTTAATCAAAATATTGGAACTTGGCAAGTTAGTGGCGTTAATAGTATGAATGGTATGTTTATGAGTGCTACAGCTTTTAATAATGGAGGAAGTTCTAGTATTAGCGGGTGGAATACAAGAAGTGTTACTAATATGGGTAATATGTTTTTTGGCGCCACAGGATTTAACCAACCCGTAAGTTATTGGAATGTTACCGGCGTAACTACTATGGCTAATATGTTTGTAAATGCTAGCAGTTTTAATCAAACTTTAAGTGGATGGAACTTATGTAATATTGCTGTTGGAGGAGGCATAACTTTGAGCGGTACTTCTATGGCATTTTCTACTGCAAATTACGACAATACTTTAATAGATTGGAATAATAGAAAATCTGTTGGTGTTAATGGAGTTAAAAATTGGAATGTGGGAGTTACTCATAATTTTGGAACCACAAGATGTTCTTTTGCTGGTGGTGGAGCAGCAGCTAGAAGCGGATTAATAACATATGGTATAACAATCACGGATGGGGGAACACCATTATGATAGTAGTTCAAAATCCTACTAATACTACTTATTGGATTTTAAAAATAAACGATATATATATTAATGGAATTACAGAAATAAATCAAACTACAGAAACTACTGATATTGCTACTATAGAATATTTGGGCGAAGATGAGATTGAATATAATAATAAACTTATAGAGTTTGGATTAGTATCTCCAGAAGTTATTCCAGAAATAATGCCAGAAATTATAATAGAAACTCCTAATGAAAATAATTAATTATGGCAATATTTTATATACAAAATAATAATGGAAACTTTAAACTTATTGGAAGCAAGATAAGAACTGATCTTCAGATAACCCCTAGTCCTACTCCTACCAATACGGTTACTCCTACTCTTTCTATAAGTCCAAGTATTACTCCTTCGATAACACCCACAATCTCAATTACTCCTAGCGTAACAACGTCAGTTACCCCAACTGTCACGCCCACAATCTCGGTAACGCCTAGCGTAACAGCGTCAGTCACCCCAACTGTCACGCCCACAATCTCAATTACTCCTAGCGTAACAGCGTCAATTACCCCGACTAGAACTCCAACTATCTCGTTAACGCCTAGCATAACAGCGTCAGTCACCCCCACAATCTCGGTAACGCCTAGCGTAACAGCGTCAGTCACCCCAACTGTCACGCCCACAATTTCGATTAGCCCCAGTATAACTCCTTCCATTACTCCAACTAAAACAACAACCCCCACACCCAGTAGTAGTACCCCCGGAGTATTATTCAATTCCCCAAATAATGCTTGGACCGCCGGATCATTAACAGGAAATGGTTCCATTAGTACCCCATTCGCCTCATCTTCATTTTTAACTTCAGGAGGAACTTTCACAGCAGCATCGATCACCTGTATAAATTCCGGAGTTATTCATATCACAGCATCATCAGTTACTTCTGATGCTCAAGTTAATATTTATAAAAATGGAACTAATGTATATAGTAGTTATTACGATCCTATAAATGGCGTTACAGTAAATAGTTTAAATATTACCTTTACTTCTATAACTAATAATTTTGTTATTAAACTTGGTGACGATAATGACTATACTACTTTTAATACTTTCAGAATGTGGTGGACAGCAACATAATATTATGGAGAAAATATGATAACAATACAAAAAACAGAAATTTGTGCTAATGGTCTAATTTATGTAAGATTTTCAGATATAGTATCTACTCCTAGTGGAGATATTACTATTAATCAAAGAATTAAATTTGAACCAGGAATTTATCCTCCACCCACTTTTAATGATGCTTTTCAAATAGCTAAATTATTATGGACTCCAACTATAATACAATCTTATATTCAAAATAAAAAAATATAGATAAAAAATAAGGCTAATGTCAGTGGTGTATTAAGTTACTATACATCCCAAATATAAAAGAGGCTAATTATGAGCTGGCAAATGGAAATCCCTATTATAGTAAGAGCATTAGTTAATGATCTTTCTGACCAACCAGTTTATAGTGATGAAAGACTTCAACAAACTATAGCTATTGCCGCTCAATATGTAGAGTTCGATGTTGTACTAGATAATAAGTATGTAGTGGATATAGTTAATCCTAACATAATTCCTGATCCAACAACTTTAGATATTAAAGATACTATTTTTATTAGTTTAGTAAGCTTAAAAGCAGCATGTATTATAGATCAAAGTACATTCCGAACAAAAGCAGCAATGGAGGGTATAAAAGCTTCATTAGGATCAGCCAGTTTAAGTGTTGGTGGTAGTTTAGCAGGATGGAGAACTATACTAGAAGTGGGGCCTTGTGCTTTATATGCGTCCCTAACGGAGCATTGGGACGTTCAGAACGCTACTGCTATTGCTTCTATCCTTAGTCCGTTCGTTGGTAATCACTTTGATCCTACCAATCTTACTTATCCCGGAGATAGAAGAAGAGATATTTATAGTTAATCTACAACATAAGGATTTAATATGGCCGCAGCAGTATATAATTTTATCATAGAACAAGGTTCTGATTTTAGTATAGTATTTCAATATAATGATGCTAATGGGAAAGGTATAGATTTAACCTCTAAATGTGTTTTATTAAGATTTATAGATAATCTCTCACAAAATATTAAGACCTTTAATAGCTGCGAGGCGAATAGTTTAGCTGGTCCAAACGGATATTCTTTAACAGCAGACAATGCCGGAACCATAGCACTCCAGATATCTGCAAAAATTACAAAAGGTTATACTTTTGATATTGCTAATTATGAGTTGGATGTTGTACAAGGATTACTTTCTGATATTGATTATAAAAATACCAGAATATCAACAGGACAAATTTCTATTTTAAAAAGATCATCTGGTATTGCGGTTTCCGATGGACAAAATAATGGTAATCCCACAACAACACCAACCGTCACAGTAACCAACCCAACTGTAACATCTCAAATAACAGATTTATGTTTACCAGACTGTTTAACTCTAGATGTTTATTCTACAGTTTATACTGGTAGTGGTTTGTCTATATTAGATAATCAGAGTGTTAGTGGATCTGTAAATGTAACTAATACTGGTTTAATAGAAAATATTGAAATTGCCATCAATGGATTAAGACATGATAATCCTCAAGATTTAAGAATGTTTTTGTGTCCTCCTTCTGGCAATAAAGTGTTGTTATCTGCTAATAATAAAATTTCTAATTATCAGTCTGGCTTTAGTTTTATGTTCTCTAATAAAGCCCCAGCAACAACATACTTGAATACTGTAAGTCATGGTGGAATTTGCAATATATTAGATAAAACTAGTATTGTTAAATTTAGTAATGAAACTTTAACTGGTAGTTTAACAGGATTATTCAATCGCTCTGGCACTGGAAATTGGGCGTTACTACTTAACGATAGTGATATAGGGGGATCTGGTTCTATTGATTCTTGGAAGTTAATAGTAACATATGTGGCATAATAATGAGAATATTTCAAACATCAAATACTTATAATTCTTTAACTATAACAACTCCTATTATTAGAATAGTTCAACAAGATATAAATTCCATTGTTTTTCAAACAACTAATACTATTTTTAATTCTTCAGTATATCTAGAAGAAAATATTCAATTAAACTCAGAGAATAATCCAACATTGTTAATATCGGAAAATTAATATGATAAATATGTTTGATGGACTAATTAACGATAATTTTAAAAATTTATTTAATAATGCTATAGATTCATTATTAGTAAAAGGAGCCCTAACTGTTCCTTGTACATTAAGATATTTTGGAAATAAGACCCCCACCTTATGCTCTAATTGTATAATAGACCCAGTATCTAAAATGTCTTCTAATAAGTATAATGGGAGTGGCCCCAAAAGATTCTCAGACAATAGTATTTGTCCAATATGTCATGGGGCAGGAATGACAACGGTAGACTCTCAAGAAATCCTATATTTAGCAGTTATTTTTGATAGTAAATACTTTTTGAACTGGTCATCAAAAACAATTAAAATACCAGATGGATTAGTTCAGACTATATGTTTAGCTTCTTATTTACCAAAATTAAAAAATGCTAATGAAATTATATTTGATACAGATATCGGAAGTTATGGTACATATGTTTATGAAAAAGCGGGCGATCCCACGCCTATCGGTTTTGGCAGCAATAGATATATTACTGCTATGTGGAAGAATAAATAATGAATATTTCTGTTAAATTATTAGAAAGTAATTCCGTAATTAGAAATTTAATTTTATCAGCACTAAGAGACGATATAAATGCCTGTATTAGTAAATCTATGTCTAGTATAACAGATCAAGTAAAAGACGTTGTAAGAAAAGCCCTAAAAGATGAACCAGAATATTCATCATTAATATCAGGACAATTAAAAGCCGAATTTGGTATATCAGATAGTTCTTCTGTTGATGCTGTAATTAATAAATTAGTAGATACATTAGTTATAACAAGAAACCCTGTATCATATAATAATGCGGGACTAACTGGGGGTTTTACATTAACAATGATAAAATCAGATGATTTAGGAGGAGTAGTAGGCGATGAGTCGGCAAAAGTTGTTGATTCTGAAAGAGGTTATGAACTACCTTGGCTAGAATGGTTGGCTTTATTTGGTAATCGGGCAATAGTAAAAAATTATGAGGTTAAAATGGGCGCCCATTCTCATTCGAGATCTGGCTTGGCTATTATGGTTGAGTCTAAGAAAAATTGGAGAGTTCCCGCCCAATTCGTAGGAACAATAACCAGTAACTGGATAACAAGAGCAATCGAAAGAGTAGACCCACAAATTTATAAGATAATACAAAATGCAATTGAGGCTAATATATGAGTCAATTTCAAAATGTTACCAGTATAGGAAGAAAAGAAGCAACATCGTCTTTAGAAGATAATCTTAAAAGTTTTTTAGATTGGTCTTTTTTACAGATAGGTGGCTTTATTAATGTTGACTCGTCAACAACCGGCTTAGATAGTCTAAACTATAATCAATTAAAAGTAGTTTCCGATCCAGTAGCAACAAGCAGTAAGATGTGGCAATCTCCCAGAAAAGATTGGATATATGAAAGCGGTATAGCTTATAGTGGATCTTCCCCAATATCCATTTCGGGAATATCTCTTAATGGTACTTTTTTGCCCACTCCCACAGGAAGTGGCAGTTATACTTATTCTATTAATTATCCACTAGGCATAGTAACATTCGATAATAATGTATCCTCAGCAAGCTCCTTATCCTTAAATTATTCTTATAGATATATTCAAGTTTATAAGGCTAATGATTCTTCTTGGTGGAAAGAATTACAAGATTATGCTTATACTCCTTCAAATTCTAAAACTAACAATAATGCAATTTTTACAGCTAGTCATGGAATTCAGATGCCATTAATTATGGTAGAAAATATAGCACGAACAGTTTTAACTCCTTATGAGCTTGGAACGACTCAAAATATTATTACTCAAGATGTTTTATTGCATATTTTTACAGAAACCCCCACGCAAAGAGATACCATAACAGACATACTTTTACTACAAAAAGATAAAACTCTTTCTTTATACGATGTTACTAAAGTAGTCCAAAATCAAGTTTTTCCACTAAATTATAAAGGCCAAATTAATCCTAGTGGATTAAATTATAGTCAATTATTTAATAGTTCAACTTATAGATCTCATTGGGCTACTATTAAAAATGCTAATGTTTCAGAAATGAATAATTTTACAAATAGTTTATTTAACACCATAGTAAGGTGGTCAGTAGAAATTTTTCCATAAGTTGATTTTTTTGGTGTACTTTATGATTAGACAATACAAATAACCCCTTCTACAAATTAAGATGGAGATATAGTTATGCCAGCTAATAATAGAATTTTTTATGCTTCTCAGGCTTTGAATCTAAGAGGACAAAATACAGACGGAACATCTTTTGGAACTTGGTATTCTCCAAAAGGAGTTCAAAGTGTTGGCATGACAACCAATTTTAATATTGATCAGGTTTTCCAATTAGGTCAAATTGAACTCTATGATCAGGTAGAAGCTGTGCCAGAAATTGAAGTTACTTTAAACAAAGTATTAGACGGCACTGTTCCACTTTATCTCTTATGTATGTGTGGAGCTACTTCTCCTTCAACTGCTAGTGGTAAAGAAATGGTTAATTTAGCCAATAATAGAGTTAATGTTAGATTAGGTATTTTTAATGATACTTTAAGTACTGCTACTGGAGCCCCTAGTTTTTATGTTGATGCTTCTGGCATGTATTTAAGTCGTTTTACTTATACTATTCCTGTTGATGGTAATGCTACAGAAGATATTACTCTTGTTGGTAATAATAAATATTGGGGAGCTAGTGGTCTTGGAACCCCAGGAACTTCTAGTGCTAATTTCGGATATGCCTCTGCAACAGGCGCATCTCCATCAACAATTCGTAGATATAGTTTTAATTATGCTGGATCTAGTTTGCCAACTGGTGTTGGCGGCATTAGAATCCCAAGTGGAAGAAGTAATGCTAGACCATATGTTCAGAGCGTAACAGTTAGTTCCGATCTTGGTCGTGAAGCTATCTATGAAATCGGAAGAATGGCTCCTTACTATCGTTATGTAAGATTCCCAGTAGAAGTAACTTCAGAATTTCAAGTTATAGCTTCTGACGGAGACTATATTGATGCTAGCGACTTTAGTAACGTTACTGGTTGCGGAGCATCTTACAAGAATCTTAGTGAGCAGAATATAGTTATTCAGGTTTGTGGGTCTGGAGGTAGCGATACACTAACTTTTGATCTTGGAACTAAGAATAAATTAACATCTGTTAACTATACTGGTGGAGATACTGGTGGTGGTAATGCTAGTCTAACATATAGTTTTAGAACTTTTAATAAGTTCGTTATGACTGGTGCTGGTAGTTTTATCAATACCTCTCTACTTGGTACTGTTACTACTACCTGATAGTTAGTATAATAAAGAATAGGTTAAAGCTAAGGGAATTAGGAATATTAATGTATGGACGATTTATTTATAACAATAGGAAAACTGTATGTAGACATCTCTAGTATGCAAAAAGTATTAGAGATGCTACAAAAACAGTTAAAAGAAAAAGATTCAGAAATTTTAGAATTAAAAAAATCTAGGATAAAGGATGAATGATGCTGAACTAGAATTTCTAGTTTATAGAATTCTTTCTGGGGTATTATATTTTTATTTTAAAAATGAAAAATATGAGCTTAAATATCCAGACAATAATATTAGATATAGCGCTAATTTAATATATAATAATATTATTAATGATGAGAAATATAATGATTGGATACGAGAAGAAAATTTAATAAATATGTTGGTTTATTTAGGACTATGGAATCGAGATACCGTTAAACTCTTAAAAGAATTAGATAAAAAAATAGAAAATCAAAAAGTTGAACTATATAATAATTTAATTTTTCCAGATAAACAAAAAAGAATCAGATTAAAATTATCAGAATTACGTATGCAGATTAATAAATTGAACAGTATCAAGAATGAATTTTTTACTAATACTTTAGAAGGATATGCTTCTGGTATTAAAAACGAACATATAATCTGTCATACTTTATATAATAAAAATGGATCACTAATCTTTAATAGTGATTCTAAAATTAATTCTTCTTATGCTAATTTTAATGACCTTGTTAATGAGGTAAATAAAAGTACTATTAGTATAGAGTCTTTTAAAAAGATAGCTCGTAGTCAATTATGGAGATCTTTTTGGAATGCTAGCAAAGATCATGTTTTTCCAGGACCAGTATGTTATTGGACAGATGATCAGAGAACATTAGTTAATATTACAAAAATGTATGATAGTGTTTATGAGCATCCGGAGTGTCCTGCTGATGAAATTATAGAAGATGATGATATGTTAGATGGTTGGATGATAGTTCAAAAACGGAAGAATGATAAAGCTAAAAAACAAAAAAATATTGACGAAATGAATCCCAATTTAAAGAATGCTGGTGAAGTATTCTTAATGAGTAATGATCAAGAATCTTTTGAAAATATTATGAGTTTGAACGATCCTCAAGCATCTATGAGAATGAGAGAAAAATTTGGATATATAACTTCTGCTGGAACCGCAGAAGACTACGAGCTACCAGATGTTCAAAGAGAAATTAGAAATAAAGGTGCCGAACTTCTTAAGAATAGGAAATAATTTATGATAGATAAAGAGATATTAATGATAAATCTTACTAAAAGATTTAAAACAACAATGATAGGTGCAATTGCTCAATTCGAAGAATCTTTTGGATATTTATGGGAACAAGATAATATAAATAGAGAACACTTTGAAGACTTGTGGGAAGAGACCAGAAATATTATATTGAATAATGGAAATAGACAATTGAGAGCAGCTATTGATGAGGTTTCGGGCTTTATATCGGATGGACCAAAACAAAAATATCAATATAAATTTTATCTTGATAATAATAACAAACCCTATAACGGAGAATAATTATGAAAACAAAGACTTTTTCAGTTAAGATAGATGATGTTCAGAAGGAATTTTTAGTTCGTAGTCCTTCTTTGCAGGACCAGAGAGAGGCCCAGAAGATTTACAATCAAGCTTTTACAGACGCTATTAAGAGTAAGAGCGTTGTTAGGGCAAAACTAGAAGATCTATTACAGGATCAGGGGTTGTGGAATAATGAAAAGCAGGCCCGATTTACAGAACTTCAGAGCGAGTTGAGTGAGGGCGAAAAACGATTAGCAAAGGGTGGATTCGGCTTAAATGAGGCTAAAGACCTTGCTATTAAAATGAAGAGCGTTAGAGATCAAATTAGAGAGCTAATTAGTGTTAGAACATCACTAGATAATCATAGTGCAGAAGGTCAGGCTGATAATGCTAGATTTAATTATTTAGTATCTGCTTGTGTGGTGTATAATGATACTAAAGAGCCATATTTTAAAGATATGGAAGATTATTTAAATAGATCAACAGAAGAAGTTAGTGCTTTGGCCGCGCAGAATTTGGCTAATATGTTGTATGGTCTGGATAATGATTATGAAATTAATCTACCAGAAAATAAATTTTTGAAAAAGTATAAGTTCATTGATGAGAAGCTTCGTCTAGTAGATAAAAAAGGGCGATTGATCGATAGTGAGGGTAGACTAGTTAATGAGAATGGTAGATTTATTAATGAAGAAGGGAAATTTGTTGATAAGTCGGGGAACTTAGTAGATGATGAGGGCGATTATATTGTTGACTCACAACCATTCTTAGATGAAAATGGAAAACCAATTATTCTGGATGAAGTTAAAAATGAAACAAAAACTGATGAAGAAAAACCTGTCGCTTCAACAGAACCCGTTGTTTCGGAACCGACACCACCAAAGCCCGAATAGACTTTACCATAATAATCACAAGAATAATAGTCCCCACTTAGTTGAAAGACTATCTGGGGATTTTATTTTTTAATTAAGGAAGAATAATGGCACAAGCTTTCAATCTTACTGCACAATTAAATTTGCGTGGACCAACAAATGTTAATGCTGTTGTTACCAACATTCGTAGACAAATTGGTAATATTAGTGCTAATGTTAGTATAAACGTTAATGCTTCAACAGCAAATAATATCGCTCAATTAAATACTAGATTAGCAGCTCTTAATACAACATTAAGAACAACAACTACCAGAGCAACTTCCGCTTCTCAAGCTATTAGACAGTTAGGACAAGCTTTTAGCTCTGTTCATGTTGGAAATATACCAGCTCAAATTAATGCGGCAGCAACAGCTATAGGTAATTTACATAGAGCAAATGCTAATGTTCATAGAGGACTAGCTCAAACATCAACAGAAATGGAAGAGTTTGGTAGACAAGCCGGATTAGCTATTCGTAGATTTTCAGCTTTCTCCACAGTTTCCGGAGTTATTTTTGGACTTACTAATGCTATTACTCAAGGCTTAAAAGCATTTATAGATTATGATAGAGAAATAGTTAAATTACAACAGGTTACCGGTGAATCTGCGGCAGGATTAGCGGGTTTAGGGAAAACTATTAGCACTTTAGCTACTTCTCTTGGAGTTTCATCTAGTGAATTAACAACAGTATCTAGTACATTAGCTCAGGCTGGTTTGAGTGCTAGAGATACTGAAAAAGCTCTAAAGGCTTTAGCATTAAGTAGTTTAGCTCCATCATTTGACGATATGAATAAAACGGTGGAAGGCTCTATCGCCCTTATGAGACAGTTTGGTATTAGTGCTGGAGATTTAGATAAAGCATTAGGTTCTATTAACGCTGTTGCTGCTAAATTCGCCGTTGAAGCTAGCGACATTGTTACTGCTATTCAGCGTACCGGAGGTGTGTTTGCTACTGCTAGTAAAGGTGTTAGCGAAGGAACAGATGCCCTTAATGAATTCATGGCTATCTTTACTAGTGTTAGAGCAACAACCCGTGAAAGTGCCGAAACTATTGCTACTGGCTTAAGAACAATTTTTACCAGAGTTCAAAGAGGCAGTACAATAGAAGCCTTAAAAGAATATGGTGTTAATTTACAAGATTTAGATGGAAAATTCGTAGGAGCATATAAAGCTGTTGAGTTATTGAGTAAGGGGTTAAACTCTATTGATCCTAGAGATATGAAATTTTCACAGATTGTTGAAGAGTTGGGAGGTTTTCGTCAGATTGGTAAAGTTATTCCTTTGATTCAACAGTTTACAACAACTCAAGAAGCATTAAAGGTTGCCCAACAAGGTCAGGGAAGTTTAGCAAAAGATGCTGCCACAGCACAACTATCACTAGCTAATCAAATTATTAAAGTAAGAGAAGAATTTTTAACATTATTTCGTACGATAGGATCCTCAGATACTTTTCAAGTTATGATTAAGGGGGCATTAAGTTTAAGTAGTGCTTTTATTAGGATTGCTGATAGTATTAAAGGTATATTGCCAGCCCTAGCTATTTTTGCCGCATTTAAGGGAGCTTCTGCGGCCACTCAATTTATTGGGGGATTTGCTGGGGCAGTTAGAGGAGGCCAAAGAAGAGCAGAAGGAGGCCCCATAAGAAGATTTGCCTCTGGAGGTTTTGTTCCCGGTAGTGGAGATGGAGATACTGTATCTGCCAGATTAACTCCTGGTGAATTCGTTATTCGTAAAAAAGCCGTTCAAGCTATTGGTGTTGATAATCTTCATCAAATGAATAGATATGCTGAGGGAGGATCAGTAAGATCGTCTAAAAATACTGGGGATGTTTCTAGAAATAATAGGTATTTTGATGGTGGAACAGTAAAAGAATTAATATCTAAAACCAAGGGTGGATCAACAATAGCTAATTATCAAAAAAATAATTCTGATATTATTCAAGATACTGATAGGGTTAAATCTAATAGAGACTCTATACAATATCGATTAACGGATGACGATAAACGGGAATTATTTAATAGTACATTAAATTCTTCTGGTGGCAGAAATAGATTCGTTAAGGGTGGAATAAAAAGATATAATAAAGTAGAATGGGCTGATACTTTTGAGTCTATAATAGCTAAAAAATATGGTTATTCTAAAACTAGTGATATTCAAAAATATGGACCTTCTTTTGCTCAAGATCTAGAAAACGCAAAAGGTGAATTTGCAGAAGTTAAATTTACAAAAAATCCAGTAAGTTTAGAGCATCTTGTAAGTAAAAAATTAAGAACAATTTTACAAACTAGACCTAAAAGCAGTTGGGGATTTACCTCATCACCAAATGATCAGAATGATTTAGGAGCAATTAAAGTATTTGAATTAGCAGAAGGGGAAAAAGATAATTTTGTTAAAGAATATAGAGGGAAAAAATTCGATCCCAAATATAATCCGAAAAGACTTAATACTGGTGGATTAGTTCAAAAGTTTGCTGCTGGAGATGTTGTAAAAAGATCAATAGGTTACATAGATAGGGACGTATTGGCTGATCAGGAAAATTCTGCAATTGTTGGTCCAGAAATGGAGAGATTAAAAATAAAAGAATTTTCTGAATATAAAATGTATTTATCAAAATTAGCAATTGCTGCTAGAAAAAAGGGGGATGTTTCTAAACTTACGCCAATAGTTGGTGTTGCTGGAGCTGGCAAAAGTTCATTAGTTCAAGGAAGAGGAACCGACACTGGAAGATTAAGACAAACTACTCGTTTTCCAATATTAACAGCTCAAGATATTAGTAGGGCAACACAAATATTAGATATTACTAGTACAGTAACTCCAGAAAAATTAGATGCATTTTTAAAAGATGCAGATAAACCAGTATCTATATCTTCTTCAACAAAAGAAGAAATGGAAGAAATTATAAGAAGAAGAGGAGAAAGAGTTATTACTAGAAAAAATTTATTTGGTAGAGAACCTAATTCTACAGATAAAGCTCCAGTAGATAGTGGGCCACTAGAAGCTATGCTAGCTTCCGAAATAAATCCCAAAAAAATAATAACACTAGGAGTTAAAACTGGAGGCGGATTCAATATTAAAAGAGATACTGGAGTATCAGTAGAAAATACTAAAATTGCATCATTTACAGGTTTTCTTGGTCCAACACAAAGAGGACATGAATCTCAAATGGACATAAGTGCTTCTTTAGGTTTTAAGCCAGAAAATTTTGTTGCTGTAGTAACTGGTAATGAGTCTATAGATAGTAGCGATCCTGATCCACACTCTTATAGATCAGCTATTTTAGATCAAGATTCAAGAACCATAATGGCAAGAGCTGCTTTTGAAGCTAGGGGAGGAAGAGTAGCTAAATTACCACAAGATATTGGATTTAATAAAGTTCCACATATTTTAGAAATAGAGGGTGGAAAAAATGGTAAAAGACACTTTGTTAGAGCAAAGAAAGGAAGCGTTGCTCTTACTCAAGGTAAAACTTCAGGACAAGTTCAAAAATATATTGATGCTGGATTTATAAGCCATAATGTCGAAGAACGTACCGGAGGTTTTAGTGGTACTCAGGCAAGACAAGCTATTTTAGATGGCAATATTCCAGAAATGCAAAAAATACTATCTCCAGAGGTTTTTGCCCTAGTTAGCAAAAATTTATCTCAAATACAAAATAGAAGTAATATATTACCAAAAATAGTCTCAAAAATAGAACAAAATAAACAAAAATTATTAGCTCCGATAAAAGAACAAATAGATTCTTTTCCTATAAAAAGAATAGATACTAAAAAATTAGCAGCAGAAGGAAAAAATTCTGAATATGGTAGAATGGTAGATCAATTAGTTGAATTGAGAAACTCTAGAGAAAAAATAAAAAAATCTGGTGGCTTTGAACCATTTAGTCTAATAAGAAAATTAGAAAAAAGATATCCAGATAGATATCGTCTAAATTTTGGTGGAGCTTCTTCTGGATTACAAGAAGGAATATTAAAAACAGCCACTTCTTCTAAAGTTTCTAGACAAGCTGAACCACTATCTCCAGAATCATTAAGTTTCTTAGAAAGTACTTTGCCAAAAATTCCAACAAAAGTTGAATCTTCTGTACTTGATCAATTTTTTAAAGGAAAATTAATACCAAAAGATCCATCTATATATGGGGAGTTTGCTGGAAAATATGTAGATCAGGTAACAAAGAAAGTAAATAGAGATTCTTATTCTAGCCAGCTTACTCCAGAAAAATTAGCATACTACTCTGCCACTAAGGACTTTTTATATAAGGGGTATTCTGCGGACAAAATCGCAGAAAGAGAAGGTATTATATCTTCAGTAGCAAAATCTACTAAGGTCGGAATTGTTGGTTTGCAACCAGCAGATTTCGCAAGTGTAAAACAGCCACAGATGCTTGGCGGCGAAAATGTAACTATGTTTATTCAGGGACTTTCTTCTAAATACGAAAAAGATGTAGCAAAAGTAAGAAAAACTTTAAAAAGAACTGTTGGTGCATTTGGTTCTAATTTAGAAAAAACATCAGGAGTATCAAAAACTCCATTAAGAGAGATGAGACAAGAAGAAGAAAATGCTTCTGGTATGGCTAATGTTGAGGGTGCTGTTTTAGAGATGGTATTATCAAGATTAGGAGCAGTGGGAGGAACTGTTCAAAATAGAGCTATTGATTATCCAAATGGTTTGGGAGCTAGAGCAGCTAAATTTTTCCCAGGGATTGGACCAAACTGGCCCACAGAAGTAAAAAGAACATTAGATTACGACGCCTTATCAGATGCTAAAGACGAATTTATTAGATATTTTAGTGGAAAAAATGGAGTATCAATAGAGAAAAAAGCTGAACCTGTGAAAATGATGGCTGGAGGAAAAGTTAAAGAGGTTTTTGGTTCAGGAAAAACCAAATTTCCTCCAAGCACACAAACAGCCTATGAGAAAGCAACAATGAAAAGAAGGGTTCGTGAGCGTTTTCCCGATATGTACCCAACAGATGAACGGGTGTTTGTTGATTCTAGTAAAGTTGAAGAAAAATTTGATTCTCCCGAACCTTTTGACCTAGAGAAATTTAAAGCATCTTTTAGTGGAAAAGTTAGTAGAGATAGTCTTATTACTAGTTTAAGTGATTTTGCTAAATTTATTGGTCTTCCTAAAGATCAACTCACCAAAGTATTACCCACCCATCTAGATTTTGGAGGTATGCGTAGTGCGTTTCATAAAATGCCAACAGGGTCAAGAGGCAAAGAAGGATTTGATTTATCCTCTGGATGGAATGAAAAAGATGAACAGGATCTTTTTGGTTATGAACGATTACTAGAAAAGAACCAAAAAGAAGGCGGAAAAATACGAAAAACCGCATTAGAAACATATTCTGATGGATCTATCCGTATAGATAGAATAGCTGAACAAAAAAATATTGATGAAAGTAATAATATTAGAAATAAGATATTCGAATTAGGTGAGAAAAAAAGAAACACAGAGAATTCTGTTATAAAAGAGAAAACAGATTTTGCAAAACAAACCGGCAGAGGAGTAATTACTCTTGGTGGAGATACTAATCGTAGACCATCAAATCATGTTCTATATCATGAACTTACTCATCAACTATTTAATGGTTTGAGCACAGGATCATCAGATGTTTTTGCTAAATATTCTCAAAGAGTAAATTCTTTATTTGACGGAGATAATAATCAGTTAGCAGAAGCGTTTGATGCTTTGGGCGAACATGAGTATAAAAGTGCGGATGTTGTTTATGGAAGATCATACAAATCCTCTAGACTCACAGATATTATTAGAGAAAAAGCTCTCAAAAGGGAAAAAAACGGAGTTGCTGGTGTCTCATATGATCCCAAAGAATTTGATGAAGCAGTAATACTGAGAGGCAAAGCCGATGCTGCAAACAAAGCTATGCAGTTTAAACCTCTTAATCCAAATGTTAATAAAACCTTATTAGCTAATCATACTAGTCAAGAGGTGATTAATGCTTATGAAGATTCTGGTAAACAAGAATTTTTAACTACTTTAGTACAAAAATTACCAACTTTAGATTCTCATCTGCTGTCTATACTAGACTCAACGATAGAAAGCTTATTGGGGGATGCTGGAATAAAAAGACAAAAGTTTGCTATGGGTGGATCAGCAGAAGATACTGTTTCCGCACTATTAACTCCTGGTGAATTTGTTATTAATAAAAAAGCTGCTGGTAGAATAGGTTTAGATAATTTACATAAGTTAAATCATGCTGATAAAATTAGTGGATTTAATAAAGGAGGATCTGTTGGAGGAGTTCAAAGATTTCTTACTGGAGGAAGTGTACAAGCAGAAACTGATACTTTAACAGCAAATAGTCCAAGAGCAACACAAAATGGATTTTTGCCAAGACTTGGACCACTAGATAGATCCTTGATGGCAACAAATGCACAATTTACAGCACTAGGAGCAACTATAACGGCTATTGGAGGCCAATTAAGAGCTTTTACAGCCTTGCAGCGTACTGTTGGAGATAAATCTTTAGCTCAAATTAAAAGAGCTATAAGGGCAGATATTGAAAATACAGCAGCACAAGGAAATATGGCTACTCAAACAGAAGGATTGAGAAGAGTTTTGGATCAAGTAGTTAATGTTGAACAATCTGCTACTACTAGTGTTAGAGAAACTGTTGAAGCTAGAAAAAGATCAACATTAGGAGGAAGAATAAGAGAAGGATTACAAGGACAGGGTGGCTTCTACGCGAGTGCTGCTATAGGTATGTTATCTGGTCAGGCAGAAAATATATTTGGTAAAAAAACAGGATCAGCACAAAACGCTGGTAATGTTGCGGGTTTTGAAGCAGCAACCTCAACAGCTAGTACGGGATTTGCTTTAGCTAGTCAATCATTAGCTCTGCCAATAGTTGGCCCCGCTATTGCTAGTGTAGTAGCTATAAGCACAGCTTTAAAAACATGGCAAAATGCTCTTAAAGCATCAAAAGAAGCTATAAGAGAATTTAATGATCAACTAAAAGTAACAAGAATTCAAACTGGTTTAGAAGCCCTCGCTGCTAATCTAGAAGCGTTTAATAAAGATATAACCAATACAGAAAGAAGAGATGCATTAGAGCAAAAAGTTGGACAAGTATCTTCTGATATTAATAGTAGAACTCCAGGATTAATGACAAAAGCATTAGAAGATAGACAAGAGCAAGAAAAGAATAGAGCGTACTCTGCTTCTAAATTTTATGATCCAAATGCTGGAGGAAAAGATACAGATATTTTTGATATATCACAAAATTTTGGTAATACATTATCTATGGTACTAGATAAATATATTGGGACCGCTAATGGTAATCCATACGAAGGTCTAACTTCTAAAACATTAGGAGCAGAAGATTATACAAAAATAGCTCAAGCAATACAAAAAGAAAGAGACCCCCTAGCAGCTGCACAAATATCTGCTTTTGAAGCAAAAGTTAAATTAGGAGAAACAACTTTTAAAGATTTCTCACAAGCTAATGATGCTCAAAGTATGAGTCAAAAAGAAGCTATAGCTAGAGGAAACCCAGAAGTAGATGCTGAATTAATGAGACTAGAGAATACAATGGGTAAATCTAGCGACCAAAGAACCCAAGCACTATATCAAGAAACTAAACAAAATGTAATAAATAAAGCTATTGAAAATAGTGCAATGATGCAAGGTATTGATACTACATATAAAATGACCAAAGCTATGGAAGAAGCAGAAAAGGCTGGAAGAAAACTGGGCGCCAGCTTTAATAGATTAATTAGTAGTTCAGAACAATCTCTAAATAAAACAAACTATGAATTATCTAAAATAGATGACAGTATGTCGGCAGCTATTGAAGATTTTTCTGGAAATGCAAGAATACGATCTGTTAAATCTGATGCTGTTAATACTTTATCTAATCCAAAAGCATATTCTGATCAAAAAGTCGAGGAAGCTGTTAAACAAGCAGTAAGTATTATTGGAACTAATACTCCAGAAGGTCAAATGATGCAGGGGATGTTATCTATTGGAAATAATATAGAAAAACAAATGTCGGGACAAGTAAGACTCGCGGCCGGAAATAATGCCTCAATAGATCTTGGTACTGGGATTGGGATTGCTAGAAAATCCGGAAATGAAGAAATAGATAGATCAGTATTGCCCACAGAACTAAAAGATCAATTAAAAATACAGCTTAATGAAAGCTTAAAGGGATTAGAGATTAAGCTAGGAAAAGAAGTTGGTGGAACAGATTCTAAATCAATAGAAGTAGATAAGCTGGACAAAGCACTAGAAGACGGGGCAAAATTAGCCACGGATAATATAAATAAAGAATTAAATGAGCTTGCTAAAAAATTCTTAGAATTTAGAGTAGAAACCTTTAATAAATATACGGAGGCTTTAAATCAGATAGCAGAAAAACAAGCAGAAGCAGCCGGTTATTTTAATAAAGCGTCTGATATTGTAACAGAAGGAGCCTTAAAACTAAAAGAAGAAATGCTTGGAGGTAGTACTAGTTTGGGCGAAATAGTTGCTGATAAAGTTAATAAAGTAGGAAGATTAACGGGGGGAATAGTAGACTCTAATCTTATTGCTGATAATATTAGGAAATTAAATGCAAAGGTACAAGATACTGATAAGAATACATCTAATAGCATAAAAGATCAAATGGATATTGCTGTACAGTCTGGAGATTTTGATAAAGCTAAAGTTTTGGCGGACTCCTTACAAAAAGCTAATATAGAACTAAAAAATAATCAAACTGCTCTTAAAAGTTTAGCGGATAACACCGAGCTTGTATCTGCGGCAATGAGTAGATTAAATACGATAACAAAAGCTCAAGAAGCTACAAAAAATGCTTCAGAAAAAATATTAACAAGTAGTGATGAAGATTTAATGAAGAAAGATGCTACTTATGGAAGAATACAAAGAAGAAATGCTGGACAGCTAGTTGAGGCAACTCCGGAAGAAAGAGCAGATGAATTTACTTTATTAAATGAAAATAAAGAGATAATGAAAATTCAACATCAGAGAAATATGAAAGCTCTTAAAAATAGAGGATTTAATGTTGATGATTCGGAACAAGGTGCTGAAAAAGAATTTAATAAACTCTATGCTAGAGTTACAGAATCAATGTTCCATAGTTCTGGGGGAGTTGGCAGATACGGAAGAGAAGGATCAGCAATTATAGATCAATCGGTCAGCGTTAGCAATAGTAAAGCTAATGACCCATTATATGCTGAAGCTGTTAAAGTTTATAGTGACGCTATTAAAATACAACAAGATGCTAATATGGCTCTTGGTAATTTAACTATGGAATTAAGTAAAGATCTAATGGGGCAAGCTGTTGATAGATTTAATAATAGTTTACCACAATTTTTACAAAATCTTAATGAGGCTAGATCTAAAGATAGAGCTATTGAATCTCCTCAAGTAGACGTTCATGGAAGAATAGTTAATGTAAATACTTCAAATAACGGCGGGCCACAACCAGAACAATTAGCGGGGAATTACTCTGTGCCGGGAGTAGCTCCTCCTGTTATGCCAACAGTTTATGCTTCAAAAGGCGGGGTTGTATATGCTAGTGCCGGACAAGTTATAAATGAGGGAGGAGGAGTTGGATCTTTATTAAGAGAAACTTCTAATACAAAATATATTCAGTATGAAACAAAAGGAACAGATAAAATTCCTGCTATGTTGACAGAAGGAGAAAGAGTAACAAATAAACGATCATCAACTAAATATGCTGATATATTAGACGCTATAAATAAAGATCCAGAAGGAAAATTAAAGTTTATGTTAGCTGACCACAAAGCAGATGGTGGAAGGGTTGGATTTGCTAATGGAGGAGCTTATAAAACTATTGATATCCCACAATCTAGTATGCAAAATTCTTCTTGGGGAAATTCTAGAAATGACAATACGGTTAGTAATTATCTTGAAAATTTTGGAAATGCTCCAGAATTAGGGTCTGCTGCTTCAATTAATGAAATGCAAAATTCTTCTTGGGGAAAAAATAATAAAAAAGTACCATACTCTAAGCCTAGACTATCTCCTATTGGAACAAGAATAAACCGACCAGATTATTATGCCGAAGGAGGTATTGTTAGAAGCCGTCAAGATTTAGAAGCTCAAATAAATTCAGAACAGAATGAAGCTAGAACTATTCAAGAAACAATTAAAAGTAGAACAGAAGAATATAATTCTCCAGAGAATGAAGAAAGAATGGCGGATCAACAACGAGCTTCAGAATTAAAAGAGGCCGAAGATATAGCTAGTGCTAGGGGAATGATAGCTAGTGCTGGAGCAGCAGCAGATAAACCTGATTTTAATAGAGAATTAGCCCAGAGAAAAGCTGCTAGTAAATTTCAACATAAAAATGGATCAAATTCTTGGGACAAATTGACAGAACAACAAAAACAACAATTAATAGATGCAGAAGTATCTGGAATAGATACCTTAGTAGCTCAACATAAAGAGAATCCTTTTGATCTTGGAACAGAAAAAGACAGATTTATGGAAGCGATGAATGCTAGGGCAGAACAAGATTCATTAGTAAGAAAAAAGAGTCGTTCCTATAGTACCTACGAAGAAAAAACTAGGCTTATGACAATAGACCGAAATAATGATCCTAATAATCCGGACCCAACCCCCAGAAGTATGTTAAATGATTGGGACATGGCTGAAAATAAACCAAATAGTTTTAATGAGTCTAAAATTAGATACGAGGCTGAAGGAATAGCTCTTAAAAATGCTGGTGTCGATCAGTGGGATATTGACCATAGGGGCAGCGGTTATAGCATAAATAATCCTAATGGAATATCAATAGAAGAAGCTAGAAAACAAGCAGGTTATCAAGAAAGCGTATCAGCTGAAGCTGCAAAGGTTAGAGAAAAAGAAATATTCCAATCTAAAACTAGATTAGGAATACCAGCCAATGCAGAACAAGAAAGGGTAGCTGCTGTAGAAGCAGGGACAGCTACTGATCAACAACTTCTTGATTATCATGCTTCTATGACTCCCTCAAGAGAAGCTGCACAACGAACTAATTCTAGAAATCATCTAGAAGATCTTATGAAATTTAAAGCTGAAAAAGAACGTGCAGATAAATGGCTTGAGGAATATAGACAAAAATATAGACAGAGTACAAGTAATACTACAGATACCCCACAATCTCCGCAGCCAATTCCTTCTCCAGTTGATCCTGCTAATATACCAGAACCTCCGATGGCCCCAGCACCCCCAACCGCCCCATCTCCTGTTCCACCAACAGTTCCTAGTCCTACTATGCCAACAAAACCAAAGAGTTGGATAGATAAAGCAACTAATGTAATCTCTGGGGCAACTAATGCAGTTGTTGGAGCAACTATGGCAGGAGTAAGTGCTGGCGCAGGATTGGTAGATCGCTCACTCGGACTCGGAGGAAAGAACCTTATAGATAATAGTAATCCTATTATTAGCACAATAGGATATGGTGGGGGAGTTTTAGAAGGTATTGGTAATTTGGCTTATGGGGCAACTAATGTAATTGCTGGAACTGCTGTTGCAGCAGCTTCTCCTGTTATTGCTGGAGCAGTTAGTGCAGCGGGATATATTACCGGATCCCCAGTAATAGGGGAAGAAGCATTAAAAGGAAAAAGATTAAATGCAGAATTACTAGCAGCACAACAAAATCTTTTAGATAGAAACAAAATTAGTTCTCCTGAAAAACAAGTTCATTTTAATCCAAAAGGAAGTAGTGGACCAAGTATATCAGATTTACAAATTCAAAATGAAAAATCTGACATATCCAAATATGCTGGCATGAATGCTATTGCTGGAGTAGGAACCAGTGCTGTTTCTCAAGGTTTACAAACATTGCCAGAATTAGCAGATGCTATATCATATCCTCTCGGAGTTAGTTCTGTTATACAACAAGGTGAAAAAACAGCTTTGACAAAAGGAAACGAAGAAAGAGTAAACCAGTCTGGATCATTAGGAAGAATAACAAGAAATTCACAGCTTTTTTCTCAAACTATGATAGGATTAGCTCAATTTGCTTCTGGTATGGGAGCACGAAATTTAGGAAATCCTACTGTTGCTGGAAGTTTGGCTAGATTTAGCGGACTTAGAAGAGCAGGCCGAATGACTGGATTAACTAGAAGATCTCAAAGAGGTTTAAATAGATATCGTAGTGAAATTAATGCAGTAGCTGAGTCGGATATGGTAGGAGATTTATTCGGTAATAAAATAAAAACTGGTCAATATATTATCCCCTCTGTTTTCAGAGGTTTGGGGAATGCTCAAATAGCGGCTGGTCGTTCTCTTCTTGGAATGGGAAGTAATGTAAATGCTCTGAGTATCGCGGGAAGAGCTACTGATAGATATGCACTACCAGCGGCCCAAAAAGCTTTAGGGTACGGCATTCCAATGCTAAAATCAGCAGGTAAAAAAGGTGCTCAATTTGGAGATTCTGCTATTAGTTTTGTAGGGGGAATGCCGGGAAGAGCAATGGGCGCAACCATTAGAACTCTTGATAAATTTAGACTTTTACCGGGAGCTAGAGCAAGAAATATCGCAAGAAGAGCGGCAGCGAGAAATAACTCTCTTCCAACTGGTTCACCTGCTCAACAAGCAGCATCACAAGCGACGTCTCAATATCCAACACAACAATCAATAGCAACAATAGTTCAACAAGCACTAGAAGAACAGGCAGTACAACAGGCAGCAAAAGCGTCAGTACAACAAATTGCTAAACCTAGAGTTAGAATGGGATTAGCTGATTATATATCTCCGCAGGGAATAGCAGCAGCAAAAGAGATGTCTTCAAATACTTCTAAACGTAGAATTAAAATACCAGGAGCTAATTCTATATTTCCACAGGCAGCAGCACAAAAAACAGCTAAACCTAGAATGACATTAGCTGATTATCTATCTCAAGAGGCAGCAGCAAAAACAGCAGCAGCACAAAAAACAGCGACAGTACAACAGGCAGCAAAAGCTAAACAAGTAGCAGTAATTCCAGAAGATATTATGCTAAACAACCCCGCCCTATCTATTTTTGGAAGAATTAAAAATTTCTTTTCAGGTAAAAAATTATCTCCAGCAGAAATATTAGAACAAAGGATGAGAAAAGAAGGTAGATCAGTAAGTAACTTTTTGTCTAAATATGCTAGTTCCAAAGAAAAAGCTAGAGAATTAAGAAAATATTCTGATATTGTAACACCTTCACACTTACATATTTCTATAGATCCCGACATGGCTAAGTTAGGTAAACTTGGAAAATATAAGTCCAGTGGAGAGTTTATTTTTCCGAATTTATCTCCAGCAAAAGAACATATTGCTCATGAATTAACCCATAGTTTTCAAGATATTAGTAATAGTAGACAGTTTGGATCTTCTATAGGTAGAATGAAATTTTTTTCAAAGAGTAAGGGAGGAGCAAACGTACTAACTAGAGAACAAGCTATTGCTAAAAATAGCGAGTTTGGTGGCTACTTTATAGATCAAGAAACACTAGACGCTACTAAGTGGGTAAGTCAAAAATCTATAAATAGATTTTTAAATGGACGAAAAGGTAGTGGGGGATATTCTGATTTAATAGGAGACGCTAAGAATTTTTATAGTGCCGACAAAATAAAAGAGAATCCAGTAGAATTATTATCGTCTTTAGTTCAAGCAAGATCATTACCGGGATTTAAGCAAAATAAACAAGCTCAAAAATTGTTACGTCAATTAGTGAGATTTTATGGATATGCAAATGGTGGAATAGTAAATGCTAATAATGGAGTTTTAATAGAAGCTCAAAATAGGGGAGGTAGAACCGATAATCTTTTAGCCGGATTGACTACTGGGGAGTTTGTTACGAATGTTGCAGCAACATCTAAACATCGTCCTCTATTAGAAGCTATTAATAGAAGTAGGGGTGGTCCAATTGAGCCTATGAGATATATGGCTAATGGGGGATTTGTAGCCCCCAGATATTATTCGGGTGGTTCTGCTGTTGGACCAACTGGTACTGTTCAACAAAATAATAATAATGGTGGTGTATCTAATGGTGGAAGTGGTAGTTCGTTAATTGAAGCACTAGCTACTCATCAAACTAACTTGGCCGATTTTAAAGAAGCAGTATCAGCATTGGGCTCTTATATGGATTCTTTTAATCAGTCAGCTACTACTTTTGGAGGAGCGTCGGAAAGTATTAATAGTAGTATTTCTAAATTTGGAGAATCAGCAGAGGTGGTGTCAAATTTACCATCTAGCATAGCCTTTACACATGCAGGAGAACATAACGTAAAGATTCAAGGGGCTCAGGCTTTATCTGCTATGGATGAAACAATGAGAGGTTTAATTAATGATAGTATGCGTCAAAGTTTGAGTAATTTAAATATTAATTCTTTTGATGGTGCATTGGGTGATCCTAATGGAATTATAGGTAAAGGTAAAGCATAAAGGTAAA